AACTCCCAGTCACTCGCTGCCATGCTATCAAGGAGATCATATGTCATTCGCAGACCAAATCAAAAAGGCACTGGCCAAGAAGCATGCTGCACAACATCCAGATGCCAAGTCGGGCGAAGCACAAGAAAAAGCCAAACCTGCCAAAGGCCCTGTAGTAGCCAACAAACCCCAGAAAAAAGTCACAGGTCGTGGTCGCTGACCAGAAATGTCTTTTTCTGGTATAATAGTAGATTAAATCAGAAAGGAGGGCATGATGCCTAGCGTATTTTTAACCGCAGATCCGCATTTTGGACACCAGGGAGTCTGCCGCTTCACTCGAGATGATGGCTCTAAACTTCGTCCATACGACTCTGCGGAAGAAATGGACGAGGACATGGTCCGTCGTTGGAACGATACAGTGCGTCCTGGGGACAAGGTGTACGTCTTGGGTGATGTGGTCATAAACCGTAAAGCTCTTGGCATCATGAGGCGCCTTAATGGTGACAAAGTTCTCATCAAGGGCAACCACGATATCTTCAAGCTCGAGGATTACACTCCTCACTTCCGAGACATCCGTGGTTATCATGTGATGAACGGACTTATTTTAAGTCACATTCCCATACACGAAGAGAGCCTCGGTAGGTTTGGATGTAATGTTCATGGTCACCTTCATTATCGTCGTGTCACAAGACCCAATGGTCGTGGTGGTAATGAGATCGATCCGCGGTATTGGTGCGCATCAGTTGAACATACTGATTATCGCCCTATCTTGTTCGAAGAAGTTCTAAAGCAGATTGTTGAACAAGGAGGAACTGTTGGTTTCAAGAACGGAAACGGTCCTACAATGTAAAAGATTTACATTTGGAACCGTGCCAACGAGTGTAGTTTGATTTGGATATATTGGCAATACCACAATGCTCACAGGTTTTTAAGTGAGCATTGTTTTTTGTCCAATGATTCTCTCCGCTTATCTTTGCTAAGGCTACAGGGTCATACATTGGATTATTTTCCAATAGTCGTTTAGAAGCACGAGCGGCATTCTCTGGAAATGCACCAGGATTATTTATACGCATACGCTCACGATTTTCCGGAGTGTTAAAATGATGTTTATCGCCTAATGACTTCTGACGAATAGAATGTTTGAGTCTATTCTCTGGCTTCTTCATATGATGTGCTTCGCCGCAAGGAAAACCGGTAGCACGATTACTTTGGTTCATACATCCCGGCTTGCCAAAATGTAGATCCAAATAGTATTGTTCTCGCTCAATGTAGTGCTGTTCATTTTGGCAAACTTCCAAAATAGTTCTGCTAACATTGTTTAGATTTTTTATGCTTTTGGACCAAGTTCCGCTACCAATATAATCATCGTTGAGATCGTTTGTAGCGTGGCGTCCAATATAGTAGTGCCCGTTCTTATGTTGGACACGATAGATAATATAGTGTAAATACATTGCTGGTGCTCCTCTAAAGCATTAGGGCGGGTGGATGTTCCAGCATCGCGATCCGCACCTTTATTTATAAAATTCGATCATAATCAGTGCCCTATCTGCCTAGACAGGTACCACAATAAATAGTATCATGTAGTATGCTGTGCAGGGGTAAACTCCCGGAACCGCTCCCTGATGTTCCGGCAAAGTTGAGGCAGTGAGAGGCTGCCGGGTCGCCCGCAGACCCCACACGCCCTGGCAGTCGGGAAAAAGTTATTGCTGTATGAAGTGATTTGAAAAGTGTTCTGGACAGGGGTTCGAATCCCCTCATCTCCACCAAAAGCACATGCTGGATATGCAGATAGCATATTGAGACATCAGAAACGTCAGGTGTGCTTTTGATGGGGATGAAATGGTCTCGACAGGGCAAAGAGTAGATGAACAGACAGCACGAGAGTCGACTGACGTAATCAGCGAAAAACCAATAGACGCTAACGCATCTAATGACGAGGTCTTTGCCCTAGCGGCATGATCTCCGGGGCAGCTATGCCTTGTTACCCAAAATAGCAATAGGGGCCCTGGCCCCTATTTTTTTGACTAAAATTTAGTCAAATAAATATTTCGTCGGATTATTCTCTCCAAGATTTTTAAAATCTTTCAGTAATTTATCTACCATATCAAAAAAAGGAACACTATGTTCGTCAATGATCAAATGCCCACCAGCCGAGAAAAAATGGGATGGCATGAAGTCAATGGAATACGGTATCTCAACAAATATCATGCACTCGAGAACTGTCCTGCAGATCATTGGCCAAGATGGAATTTCAACAACGATGTCTATAGATTAATTGATTGGGGCAAAGAACCAGAGGAAGATCTCTATGACATTTACAAACAACGTGCCCTGCAACTGAGAAAAAATTATGATTACCTTCTGCTATTACAGCGGAGGAATTGACAGCCATGCGGTATTAAGGAGTTTCATTGACAACGATATCAAATTAGATGGCGTAGTAGTCAGTGGCAGCTTTAGTGTTGATCAAAGCAATCGGTGGACTTGCAATCAAGAACAAAAAAAGGTAGCCAATCCTTATCTAGAGCGATTACAAAAAGCAGGCAAACTCAAATGTCCGGTATTCTATCTCGATACTGTAAAATATCACACGTTTGAGGACGAGAACTGGGTCTATGCTTGCGGGCAGTCATTGACTCCGCAGGTCTACAGCTATAATCATTTTTGGCAAGAATCCTGGATGCAAGATTTTTTGATGCGTGGGCGTACTGCTTTTATACGTGGTGTAGACAAACCACGCATAATCTTAGATGATGATACATGGTACGTGAGTTTCTTAGATGTCTACATAATGAGTGGCACTCCCACTGGCCGGTTGGCAAAAAATCAAGACTGGGACATACAAGAATATTTTTTCTGGACACCAGACATGCCCAAGATAGTACAAAAGCAAGCCCATGTCATGATCAATTGGTTAGAGAAAAATTTAGAGAAGTCGGCGATACAACGACTTACATCCAAAGAAAATAAAACTTTCAATCGAGGGCTTTATAACGATTATGCTGATCCATTGGTCTATGGCAGATATGTAGATCAATCGCCAGGCGAAACAAGGCCTTATTTCACACTAGGTAAACCACTCAGTACCAACGTCTGGCACAAAGATATTTGGTTTTTCCAGACGCGAGATGTCTTGCAAAAAGAATACGATAAATGGGTCGCCGGACTACAGATGCTGAGTAATAAAATACCCAACCATCGATTCGATCAAAAACCCAATGATGTAGATACTGTAGAAAAATTTGCCAAAGATTATAACCTAGATCGTCAGGCATTGAATTTAGGGCCCATCCTTTTTGGTACGGTGGGAATCTGGAGCGATTTTTACAAAGTAAAAACCTACCAAGACCAAAACCCCCAGTAAATCCCCGTGTTTTAGGGTGGTTGACCAATAATTCCCATCGTGCTACAATATGGGTATAGTAAATCCAAGGAGCCCTACTATGGAAATCGGTAATCGTACCTATCAAGCCTACTACCGTGGGCGCACCATCCAAATTGAAGCACAGAGTTCTTACCAAGCCCAGATCCGCGCCGCGGAGATCTTTGGTGCTCGCAAAGCCTATCAGGTATCAGTGGTCCTAGCCGATGTGCCCGTCGACGCTGCCAGCATAGGTTGACCAATAAACCCAGATTTCTTATAATAGTAGAACAGTAAGTAAACAACCGAAAGGAATAGCCCTATGTCAGTAGAACACCGTACCGTAACTTCCACTGGTGCCCGCAAAGCCATCCAGAAGTGTTTTAAAAAGAAACGCCCCATGTTCCTTTGGGGTCCTCCCGGAATCGGTAAATCCGAAGTGGTAGCAGACATCACCCAAGAACTTGGCGGTTTCATGATCGACTTGCGTCTGGGCCAGATGGATCCCACAGACATCCGTGGTATCCCGTTCTTCAACAAAGAAGCAGGCAAGATGGACTGGGCACCACCCATCGACTTGCCCGACGAGGAACTGGCCAGCCAGTATCCCGTGATCGTGCTGTTCATGGACGAGATGAACTCCGCGGCTCCGGCTGTGCAGGCTGCGGCCTATCAGTTGGTGTTGAACCGACGCATTGGCAAGTATGTCATGCCCGACAATGTAGTGATGATCGCGGCAGGTAACCGTGAGAGTGACAAAGGTGTGACATATCGCATGCCCACTCCGCTGGCCAATCGTTTCGTCCACGTAGAGATGCGTCCCGACTTTGCCGCATGGCAAGATTGGGCTGTAAAGAAAGGCGTCCACAAGGACGTGGTGGGTTACTTGAGTTTCGCCAAGCAGGACCTCTACGACTTTGATGCCAAGAGTTCCAGCCGTGCGTTTGCCACGCCGCGGTCATGGACATTCGTGAGCGAATTATTGGAAGACGAGGACCTTGACGATGTCACTGCCACAGACTTGATCGCTGGTACCATCGGCGAAGGGCTAGCGGTGAAGTTCCAAGCTCACCGCAAAATCGCGGGTAAACTACCCCGAGCTGAGGATGTCTTGAGTGGCAAAGAAAAGGACCTGCAAGTCAAAGAAGTGTCGGCCATGTATAGCCTGGTGATCAGCCTGTGCTATGAGCTCAAAGATGCTCTAGAGGTCCGCAAGGTCACAGACAAAGAGTTCCACTCAATGGCTGATAACTTCTTCGCTTACATGATGAAGAACTTCGAGACTGAGCTGGTAGTGATGGGTGCGCGGATTGCGTTGACCACATACAACCTCCCGTTCCAGCCTACTAAGCTCAAGAACTTTGACGAGTTCCACCAGAAATACGGCAAGTATATTCTGGCTGCCAACTCCTAAGAGTCAACAGGGTTGGGTCCACTGCGCGAGCAAAGACATAGGGCTATGTCGGACCCGACCTTTCCTCCCACCCAAGTCCGCATCGAATTCCGTCCCTACAGCCATAGTGACGTTCAACGACTCCTGCAACGAGTCTACCGGGAGTTTGGCATGCCCGGACTAGATAAAAACAGCCGTCGGTGGGATTGTGAAACAGCCGAAACTGGGGACAATGAGCAGAATGTCTGGATCATCGATTTCCGTTTTGCAGACCCGCACGATGCTACCTTGTTCAGTCTTAAATACTTGAGATGAAATACGAAATTATCCGACTCGACGGGCGCTACACTTACAGAGACTTGTTTGAATACTGTATCAAGTTCTCCAATCGTATGGCCGTGGAGCATGGCCCTCTAAACTTCAATGATGCGGTAAAATGGTTTTCGGAGACATATGGTTGGAGTGCCGAAGCCCGCCAATATGATAACATGATAAACTGGACCACAGCGTCCCAACGAGTGATGAGCCAGTTCTCTAGCGTTCGACTTTCATCTGGAATTTTGCCAGAACTTCCAGAGCATTGTAACCCACACTGGAGTTGGACCAATGGCTACGACGATCTGCGTATCTACGTGAAAAGCCAGCAAGAACTCACGCTTTTTACGCTAAAATACCCGGTTGACCAGAAATAACCATTTTGCTATAATATAAGATATAATCAAGGAGCGCACCAATATGTCTAATACTGCTACCAGCACCCAAAACAAAGACGACGCTAAAAAGTTCGCCAACCTTATTGGACCCACAGATCCCAAACTGGACCGTGAAGTGCGCGAGCAATTGGTCACTGCCCGTGTGGGCATGTTGCTCCGTGCTAGTTTTTTCGGCAACCTGGCCACCCGACTCAAACTGGTCAATGCCGATGAGTGGTGCAGTACTGCCGCCACGGATGGTCGGAACTTTTATTACAACACCCGATTCATCAAGATGTTGAAGCCGCGTGAGATCGAGTTCTTGTTTGGCCACGAGGTCTTGCATTGTGTGTATGATCACTTTGGACGCCGTGGTACCCGTGATCCACAGTTATGGAACATCGCCAATGACTATGCTGTCAACGGCGACTTGAAGAAACACCGCGTGGGCGAGTTCATTACGTCGGTGCCTTGCTTATACGATACCAAGTTCGAAGGCAAGAGTTCAGAAGAGATCTATGACTACCTGTACGAGAACGCTGAAAAGATCTCCATCGATGATTTGATCGACCGTATGTTAGACGAGCACATGGACGGTGACGATGGCGAAGGTGGTGGTGGCGGTGAAGATGACGGCGAAGGTAATGGGCGTCGTGGTCGTCCCAAACTCAGTCAAAGTGAGCGGGACAAGATCCGCGACGAGATCAAGGAAGCCATGCTCAGTGCCGCTCAGACTTGCGATGCTGGTAACTTGCCCGCAGGTGTCAAGCGACTGATCCAACAGCTCACTGAGCCCAAGATGAACTGGCGCGAACTGCTCCGCATGCAGTTAGAGTCAACTATCAAGAGTGACTACACTTGGTTGCGCTCTAGCCGCAAGGGCTGGCACGTGGATGCTGTGATGCCGGGCATGAAGACCACAGATGCTATTGATATCGCAGTGGCCATCGACACGTCGGGTTCGATCTCGGACAAACAGGCCCGCGACTTCCTAGGAGAAATCCGTGGTATCATGGAAGCCTTTGACAGCTACAAGATCCATGTGTTCACGTTTGATACCCAGTGCTACAACCCACAAGTCTACACCAGCGATAATTTAGAGTCCATCGAAGACTACGATGTGCAAGGTGGTGGTGGTACTGATTTCGAAGCTATTTTCGAATACATGAAAGCCGCAGACATCGATCCCAAAAAACTGGTGGTGTTCACGGACGGTTACCCGTTTGGTAGCTGGGGCGATCCCAACTACTGCGACACGGTGTGGATCATCCATGGCAACAAGAGCCCAGATCCACCATTTGGTATCTGGGCCGAGTACGGAGATGATCAATGATCGCTTTTGCACTCTACACCTTGCTGATATTTGTGCTAGGGGCGATATTTGTCTTGTGGATGCGTAAGTAATTTCTCCAAAATCACCAAAAACCCTGAAGATTTATATTTTCAGGGTTTTTTCTTGACTTAAATATCTGCATGGATAATACCCCTCAACTGTCGATCACTGATTTAGCTGTGATCAAAAAACTTATCGAACTAGCAAGTTCTCGTGGCGCTTGGCAGGCCCCGGAATTAAAAACCGTAGGAGAGACATATGATCGTCTCAGTGCATTCCTAGATTCGTTGGTTCAACAAGCCGAAGCCCAGACTGAGGCACAATCTCAAGGAGAAACAAAATGATTAAACATATTGGAAAACAAGGTGATCGCAAGGTCGCTATAGTATTCCGTGAAGTGCCAGGCGAAGAGCATATGGCCCTGGTGATTTATCCCGAAGTCTTGCCTGTCAGCATGCACGATTCGATCATGAAAGTCATCGAGTCTGACATTGGCCAACAAGCAGAAAATCTTGGTGATGCGCTATTCCGTAGCCTATTACCAGATGGTCGCCCTATGTTGCAAACCTTGCACGTAGAAGGTATGATCAAAAAAGTGCAAGCCAAGACAGTGGTAGTCACACCCAATGCCACTAGCCATGTGAATCTCGCAGAGATGAATGGGATCATCCGCAAGATGAAATTAGGCGAAGATGCTGTCAAACAATTAGCTGACTTAGATGCCAATGCAGGTATGACTGGCAAAGTACGTCAAAAGGACGATTTTGGTCGCGAAGTAGGAGCCCCTAGTGAGTTCGCTCGAGGTGAATATGTTGCTGGCAGTGATGCAGCACGTCGATCTATGCAGGCTCCACAGAACGGTGCATTAGATGATGCATCGATCGCAGCAAATTTACAAACACAAGCCGCAAGGATGGCCGCCGAAGCCAAGAGTCTCTTGGCCGAAAGTGAGCGTCTCATGAAAGAAGCGGCCGCAATCAGCGGTGCAAAACCTGAAACCAAGGCCAAATCTGGCCGGCCCAAGAAGGTTCGAGCCGCAGATGCAGCTTGATGACGACTTCCTAGCAAGATGGGAGCAGATCGTCAATGATGTTGACAAAGACCACTGCCCCATCAATTGCGTCAAAAAAGTAGTTTTCAAAACACGAGATCGGCGACAGAAGTCTATCAATCTGCGTAATCTGCGTAAACAGGGCATCGATGATGAAAGCATTGAAGCTGCTGTCACAAACTTTATCGCGGAAAACGAAGACAATATATTGCACATGGAACTGGTGCTAGATGTAGAAGCTGTTGCTGATATCATACAACCCGAAACTGATAAATTATTGAAAGGCATGTAATGGATGTTCGCCTTGTATCGTATTCCCAGCCCACTGGTGAGTTTCGAGACTTGGGCATCTCAGATGCGCAGGAACTCATTGCGTATTGCGCCCGTGTGTCCAATCCCTCAAATCAATTCAACACCGAGACGTCAGACCGGCTCATCAGATACTTGGTACGGCACCAACACTGGAGCCCCCTTGAAATGGTTTCAGCCTGCGTTGAAATCTCAACTACCCGAGACATCGCAAGACAGATCCTACGACATCGCAGCTTCTCCTTCCAAGAGTTTAGTCAACGATACGCTGACCCTACTCAAGAACTCAATTTCGTTCTTAGAGAAGCAAGGCTACAGGACGAAAAAAATCGACAGAACAGCATAGAGATCCAGGACGATCTTCTTCAGATCGAATGGGAACGTGCGCAGAAGCGTGTGTTGTTCGCTGTGCGTGATGCCTATGAATGGGCTAGAAAAAACGGCATAGCCAAAGAGCAGGCTCGTGCTGTATTACCCGAAGGGCTTACAGAAAGCCGGTTATATATGAATGGCACCTTGAGATCTTGGTGTCATTTTATCGAATTGCGATCGGGTAATGGCACTCAAAAAGAACACAGAGAAATCGCCAGAGCTTGTGCCGAAGTGATTGCTGCTGTGTTCCCGATGTCATCGGAATTTGTTGCATCCGACGAATAGATCTGCTACAATAAAGGCATGATCATTGAGTTCCATAGTTTTACCATGGGCGATGTTGATGATGTCGACATCTATGTAGCTGACCCCATCTGGCGCTGGCAACAGACCGATGCCGGTCGATGGGTCATGGAGCATGCAGAAGATCTACGATATTATACCAGTGCCGATCACAACACATTCGGATATCGTGTGAGTATACGTGGAGAGATCGCAGAAGGTCCACATCTAACAGAGTATTTGTTGAAATATGGAAAATAGAAAGATATTAGTGACGGGTGGATTGGGTCTGATCGGGCACAATGTAGTTCGGAAATTGCTGGACCAAGGCCACGAAGTGTCAATCACGGACACCCGCACTAATTACGGATTAGTTCCACAAGATGAGTTAGACTATCTTATATCGGAACGCATGAAAAAGATTCCCGAAATAGAATCTCGAACACATCGTTTTGATATCTCAAGTCAGGATGGGATTGACTGGTTGATGCGTGAATATCAACCCGACACTGTGATCCACCTCGCCAGCTTCCCCCGACAGAAAGTAGTCAATGCTAATCCGCAGCTAGGCAGTCGTGCTATGAGCGAAGGGTTATTGAATCTCTTAGAAGCCAGCAGCAAGCATAACGTCTGCAAGTTTTTGTACGCCAGTTCCAGCATGGTCTATGGGGATTTCACCGATGATGTCACTGAAGATGCAGAATGCCGCCCGCAAGGTCAATACGGTATCATGAAACTAGCCGGCGAGTGGTTGGTGCGTGATTATACCCGACGTGGATTTTTTGATCATGTGATCATCCGACCCAGTGCTGTTTACGGTGAACTCGATGTAGAAGATCGTGTGATCTCTAAGTTCTTGCTCACTGCCATGCGCGGTGGTACCCTCAAGGTCAATGGCGCCACTGAAACTTTAGATTTTACCTATGTGGAAGATGCCGCCGATGGTATCGTGGCTGCTGCGCTTAATGATCGGGCCAATAATCACACTTACAACATCACTAAAAGTCATTCGTGGAGCCTGCTAGATGCTGCCAACTTGGCTGTAAAAATCGTAGGTCAAGGGTTAGTAGAAGTGCGGGACAAAGACGCAGATTTTCCCAGCAGAGGTGCGCTCAATATTGACGCTGCACGACGAGACTTTGGATTTGATCCCCGAGTAGACATCGAAGAAGGATTCCAGCGTTACTATGAATGGCTTAAGCATTCCGTTTACTGGTCTAAAAAAGCAGTATAACAATCTCCGGCAGGAGATCTTAGATGCCACCGATGAGGTATTGCGTAGTGGGCAGCTCATGGACGGCAATCAGACCGCCGAGTTCGAAAACTGGCTGGCCAAGAAGAACGGTGTCAAGTACGCTGTAACTGTGCATTCTGGCACACACGCATTAGAGGCTATCGCCGAATATTATCGTCAAGAAATAGAATCCCTAAATCCACGTGTGCTGATGCCCACCCTGACCTATCAGGCCACTGCCAATGCGTTTATGCGAGCAGGTTGGGATATACAGTTCATTGATGTAGATTACTGTGGCTTGTTTGATATGCAACAGATCCCGGAAGTAGAGTTCCATGCCGTGGTATTGGTAGGACTCTACGGTGCTGCCATCACGCATCTCGGCGATGTCAAGACCTGGCGAAACTGGACCATGAATGATCGAATCATCATAGAAGATGCAGCACAGCATTGGTTGGCCGCTGATTGTCATCGGCTAGGGCGTGCCGCAGCTATCAGTTTCGATCCCATGAAGAATCTCGCCTGCTACGGCAACGGTGGTGCTGTTGTGACCAATGACTCTACATTGTACCGTTGGGCCAAGAGTTGGAAGAACAATGGCAAACCCACCAATCACGATATTGGAACTAACAGTCGCATGAGCGAACTCGACTGTGCGCTGATGTTGGTCAAGAGCCGTTACATAGATTCATGGCAAAAACGCAGAGCAGATATCGCGACTTACTGGAGAGACCGCTTCCGCGGGAGTGCCGTTCGCTGCTTGATTAACCGTGATAACTATCACGATCACGGATATCATAAGTTCGTGATTGATGCGGATCGTCGTGATGATTTACAGAAGAATCTCTCAGTGCGCGGTATTGACACACGGGTACATTATGCACAACCTTTGCATGAGATCGATATCTATCGGCAATGGCCCGGCCCAGATATCCTTAGCAAGTCCTCAGCGTTGGCCCGACGTGTGTTGAGCTTGCCATTTTATCCCGAACTCACTGACTTGTCCGTGGAGTATATCGCAGATCAAGTCTTGGAGTGCGTGAAAAGCGTGGGATGAAGCATCATGGCGTATGATGCCAACCATTGCCACTCGTAGCTTTTCTTAAGTTCGTCAAACTCCCCACTAACTCGATCATAGTAGTCCATGGCATCCTCGGCGCCAATCACGCTCCAGTGACCGTTGACTCCTTCGCCCTTGGTCAACCATTCGTTCATGCGATATTCGTTTTCTACATCTGGTAAGCTATGACGTAGTTTAAGCACTTCGCGGAATGCTGTGCGCCAGCAGGTCCAAGGATCGTTGTCATAGTAAGCAGTACCTGATACTATGGGTACTACTTCGTGGGGTTGATCTAGTGTAAAATCCAAGCCTGCGCCAACATTCTCTAGCACCAGTCTCCGGTTATAGGCGATCATGGCCTGGTGGCCATAAGTGAGATGGTTTACAGGATTATAAGCATGGAAGATGTAGTGCTTGGCTTCTTGCAATCTATCGGGCTGCCAGGTCCAATCAAAATCTTCGTTGACCTGTAGTTTAGCAAACACAGCAAAGAACCAGTCAGTCTGGCTCATTTGGGCTGCGGCCTGATATGCGGCCACCCGACCATTGACCCCGTCCACACGATGTATGCGATTTTCTGGATTATAATCGTGCTGCCTCATCGACCATACGACGCATTTATAATGATCATCGGCACCATATTCACCATTAGAGATGAAAACGATATCCAATGGTCGGCTGTGTACTACATCCCAGGTACGATCTATCACAGGATAATCATAGATCTGTGTGCGGAGATGATTCTTGACCTCTCGGGGTATCAGCACACTCTCTGCACCGTGGCGCAATGGTGTCACTGCTTTGGTCGCCTGTCGCCAAAGATTTAATGCGGGTCGGATATTATCTTGCTCGTAACGACTGAACTCTACTACAGGATCTTGGAAGTCGTGTGCCCACACCGCGGGCACTACGCTGTCTGTATTGTAGATCACTTGCGGTACTGGATATCTTTTTACTCGTATGTCATCTACAAAGTGAATAGTGTCAAACCATTCCAACAGCGCCAACTCCTTGGATTTTTCTAGAAAACTAGGAACATGCACATAGAACGTATCTCCAAACTTCTGTTCGTCGCTGGGGAATACATGCAGCATGCGATCTTGCCATTCGCTGGGATGCCATGTAAAATCAAATCCAGTGTAATCGCACACATCTGAGGTGACCCAACAATATTCCCAGTCAACTCGGCTTAAAGCTCGGCGGAGCGTACCTAGATAATCGCTAACGTAACGTGTGTTGACATCGCCCAGATCTAGACTGGATGAGCAATGTTTGATATGTAATCTAGGGACCGATTTGACCTTTGTTATCAAAGGATGCTTACGATTGATATCTTGATAACCGTTTTTGGGTATCAACCAGGTTCCACCATTTTCTTGGTGCTGACTGGGCCACACATGCGCTTGATGTGATTCCCAGGCCGAGGGTTCCCATAACCAATCAAAATTAGAATAATCGTTGTATCCATCAACTATCCATAAGTATCTGGTGCGAGACAACTCTCGCGCATGATCAATGGACTCTGCTGGTCGTTCGTGAGGGGAAATACCAGTTGGACGATTCAGATAAAAAATATCAAACATATGATTTTATTATAACAAATTTTTAATTAAAATACAACACCAAAATATGTTGACTTTTTGTTTTGATCGCATGTCTAATCCCAATGTATTAGGTTATCCTAATTTAGCCAATGAAAATCTAGGGCCAGACGAATTCGATCATACCTACCCAAGAACGATCCCTTGTAGATTATTTGTTTATTTCAAGAGGCACGGGATACCCACACACCAATGCCATGTATCTGACGCACCACGACATTCATGGTATCCGATCGCAGTAGCATGGTTTGATTTTGAATGCGATTATATCGGAATGATACCCAAAACAACCATCGATCGCATCAAGGTCGGCGATATAAAAATACTTTTCTATTATCACGAAGGCGACAATCCTGGACATATTAAGACTCGGATAGAAAAATTATTAGAATATCACGATCTCCCTAAAAGTTGTTATTTGTTTATATCGGCCAATTCTCAAGCGTCAAATCTAGAAAAATTCTATTTTTTCCCCGATCATGAATTCTTTTTCCATTACATCAATCGACGGCAATCTGCAGAGCGCATCGATTTATCGCCTAAACTGTATCAATTTACTGCACTAAATCGATCGCACAAATGGTGGAGAGCATCAGTGATGACAGATTTACAGCGATCAAATTTATTAATGCAAAGTTTCTGGAGTTATAACACAACCGTTGATACCGGCGATCGAGAATGTGACAACCCATTGGAATTAGATGTTGATTCTACATGGAGATCAGAAGTCAACAATTTTGTATCTCACGGGCCATACTTTTGTGATACTGCCAACGATGTAGCACACAATGATCACAGGAATGTTAATGTTGATCTTTATAAACAATCTTACTGCCATCTAGTATTAGAAACACATTTTGATGCCGACGGCAGTGGTGGTACATTTATCACAGAAAAAACTTACAAATGTTTTAAATATGGGCAACCATTCGTGATGATTGGCCCACCAGGAACATTACAGGTGTTACGAGATCATGGTTATCGTGTTTTTGATGATGTAATTGACAATCGTTACGACACTATCAATGATAATACACAGAGATGGCTTGCTATCAAAAACTCAATACAAAAACTTTCAAAGATTGATTTGCATCAATGGTATTTACAATGCTTTAAAGATATAAAGCATAACCAAGATCATTTCAGCAGTGGAAACAAGCCGGTATTAGATCGATTGATTGATCAATTAACTACAAACCTTGACATTGTATAATTCTTCAAATCGATCAGCATCTGCTCGATCGTTGACCATAGCTTCTCCGCGGATATTCAACGAAGTATTGAGCAGCATAGGGCATCCGGTCAGTAGATACCATTGTTCCAACAATTGACGTATTCCTGAGCCATCTCGTGGCACGGTCTGCACTCTTGCTGTGCCATCCGCATGCGTGATCGCTGGATATAGGTCGGGTCGTTTGACATGGGCCACGATCTGCATGTATCTGCTGGTGTCCCAGTTCACTGGCATCAAGAAATAATCATCTACTAGCTCTTCTAGTATCACCGGGGCAAACGGACGGAACTTCTGTCGGCGCTTGATTTCGTTGACTCGATCCTTGATCTCTGGGCCTCGCGGGTCTGCCAACAGGCTACGGTTGCCCAAAGCCCGGGGGCCAAACTCAGCACGGCCCGAAGCCACTCCTACGATCTTGTTAGTGACTAATTCATCTAGCAATGGTTTCACTGGATAGTCGCCACGTATTTCGTGCCCGAGGAATGCGTCTTTCCAGTTCAGTCGCTGTTGGTACACCAACGCTGCGGCACCAAGACTCGACCCTGCATCACCAGGGTTAGGCATGATCCAAATACGATCAAATATCTGCCCCAGCCGCCGATTAGCTACACAGTTCAACGCGACGCCTCCCATGTACACGAGATTCTCCGAGCCGGTGATTTCCCTGGCGCGGCGCATGACATTCATGATCAAAATTTCCACTACACCTTGTGCTGCGGCTGCTAAATTTTCATTGGAGATGTTTTTTGTTTCGTTGTCGTCAAACCCGATATGTAGATTTTTGTAAAACTGTATCTCTTCTTGATCAGTGACTACTTGATCCAAAAGATATGCAGTACCAAGATCCGACCCATAAGCAGCCATACCCATGGTGATGTATTCTTCATCCATGGGTTTTAGTCCCACTGCCTGTGTCACGGCGCTGTAAAATAATCCAATGCTGTGCGGATAAGTCTGGAGCCACATGCGCCGATATTGTGCCCGACCTTGATCGTCATAACCTGCACGGTAAATGGATATGGTATCCAGTTCGCCTATGGCATCTATTACTACTACCGCGGCATGATCGAACGGACTGGTCTGGAATCCCGCGGCAGCATGACTAAGATGATGGGGAAAACTGTATTCAAATTTAGGCTGATAAAACTCGCCAAGATGTTGCTGCAAGGTGCCGCCAGTGTTCCAGGGTCCGTATTGTCGTTGACCAGATCTCCATTGCTGTATATTACGCATCCAAGGACGTTCATACCAGGCCAAGGTACTGCACCCATGCCCCATGGCTTCTTTTATCAGCTGCGGGTGTAGCGTGGGATCGTTTTTGATTTTACTGTAGCGTTCACTATGGCCTGCAAACAGGATATCCCCCGAAGAGCTTATCACCGATATTGCTGCGTCATGGAATCCTGCTGATATGCCTAAAATGCTCATTTACTAGATTATTTGTAGATAAAAGGATCTCGTTTACGTAATTCTTTGAGTTTTTTGCGATAGCGTATTTCTAATCTAATCTTATTGATAAGATTTCTCAACCATTTCATTTTAATATCCTTTGCTAATAACTTCTATTTGTCTATCGATAAAATCTGGATCATCCCAACGATAATCGTAAATCGATTTAGCCGTGCTAGTACGTATTGAATAAACGTCTTGATGAGTATTTAATTGATCCCAAATGCTTCGATAATTTTCGGAGGAAAACGATCTTAATAAATCCACTTGCCCGATTTGTGGGTGCCCGATAGTTAAATTTTTATTTTCAGGATCGAACCCATTGATTATTAACCAATCACGAAATTCTACGAGCTGTTTTTTTTGCCAAGGAAAATTTCCGGGATTATTTGCCCACTCAATGTCAAAATCCCCAGCAGCTTCAGTCTGTGATCTCAATGAACTTGTTGTAAGCTCACCTATCCGAGAATCTTTCCCTTCGTCGTTGAATACTTCCCAATGATGTTTACCAACTGCTTTGTTTACACCTACAAAAACACCGCCCAATGGTCGATTAAGAGACTCGATGCCAAACAATTCATGATCTTCCTCATCTAATACAAATCTCGGAGCATGTAGCCAACACATGAGTTGGCTAGGTCTTTGCCATTCTGGTGCAGTTATTTCTTTCCGGTGACTCAGAGCCCAAGATTCAAATTCGTGACATAATAGATTTAACTGTCTTATATGCCAACGAGTGAGGGGATCTGCACGTAAAAAATGCGAACTCATTGCACCACTAACTCCTTGCAGATCCTCAAAGTATCTGTGTAGATGATTAAATTTATCATGTATTAGACGCCGATCTTGATCTATAGAATTAGCCATTGAAAAATAATCGTCAATTTTGTAGTCTAACTCGGATTCATTGATAGCTAAGATACTTTTATTAATCTGATCTAATATTGTTTTACCGTTTCTTTCTCCTTGGGCGAATCCAAAAAAACAATAATTTTTTTCAAGATGATAATCATTGATCAACAAATAATTCAACGCATCTAACCATTTTTTAGACAAGGAATTTTCATAGACATCAAAATAAATAGTCAGTATTGTGCCTCGTCGGTCTCTTAGATCGATTTCAATCTGTTCTAATATTTTTCCACCACTCATATATTTCCTTGTCCTCTTTTAAGATATCTTCCATTGTGTACACGTCTTGCCTTATTTTTTCTAATTGTAATATTCTACGTTTTCCTTTTAACAAACCCTGATACCATTTGTCGGGCCATTGCTCTTCAAATGTGGGTCTATTTTTGAGCTGTAGTAATACGTCCTTTAACGCACCGCGAGTTTGACCGACTAATTGATCAATTTTTTTATCTAATAAATTGCGCGGCAAGGACAATGGACTTAATATGATATCGGAACTGAAACTAAAAACTACTTTGGCAAGGATATCCACTCCGAATTTATCTGCAAGATTTTGTATATTCTCTACTTCGAACAGACCGGGGAGGGTGAGTGTGAAATCTATCCTCATTTGTCTGCGATGTCGTTGTATATCTATTCCCCGTTGGAAGTTTTCTTTCCATTCTGTATATCGGAGTCCTGTGCGGATGTATTCTCCAATCTGTCCTGTGCCGTCAAGGCTAGCGCAGATCTGCCAGTCTCTGATATTACACAGGATGTCGCGGTAAAGATCCATACCGCGATAATGAACACGACTAAGGTTAGTATTATAACGAGCATAGACACGTGGGCCGTCTCCTAATTCGATTATACGTTTCATGTAGCGCCAGTGCTGTTCATACATCAATGGCTCGCCACCTACCCAGTATATTTCTTCTACGCGATGCTGTTCTACTGCTAGAGCGAACTCAGCTTCTATCTGGGTGTCTTGGAATTTACTTATCTCGGATCTCACTTCGGGACGCATCCAATCGTTCTTGGAATTGGACCAATCGATCATGTCATTCTGTCGTTGCTCACTTTCCCAGGCGCTGGATAACATGTCACCACACATGCGGCATTTGAAATTGCAAAGATTACTAAAACGATAATCCCAACTTATTGGACGAGCCAAAGTATGACCTGTGATATCTGTCATCAACATAAGTTCGTCGTATTTGTGACGGAAAAGATGCCAAAAATAATCTCGATACACATCAGTATTAAGAAGTTTATTGTTGCATACTTCACATTCAGGCAATGTTTCTCCAGCCATCATCCTGCGGCGTACTGACTTCATATGTTCGCTGTTCCAATGTTGCTCTAATGTCATAGGGATATAACGACCAGTGCCCGATGCTGTGTCTATGTACTGCTGAAAATTCTGTGCGGGTTCTCGTGATGCGCAGCACATTCTGCGCTCCGTCTGCGGCGAGAGGTAGGTATGCGTCCATGGTGCTAGACAAAGAGTCTCAGATTTTGACATAATCAATGGCTCTTGCCAGTTCTGGCTCGACTATCGATAGATCTTGTTCTCGCCGTTGATCTAACTGTGCTATGCTTTGCCTCAATGTTTCGCTAAAATCATTGAGTCCCTGTTGCATAAACTCTATTATACGCAATATCTCTACACGATTTCTGGGGGAAAATTTAGCGTTTCGTAGCGTAGCTTCTGCCAGATCCTTGGCCTTGCGTGGTAGATTGGCAATGCAGAATTGAGGTGCATCGTGCAACATATTCCAATAAACAAAATCAAACCTTTGTTGATCTATCCATGATGCCACATCTTCGAGATAAAAAATGTTAAACACATTTACTGTGGTACAAACTTGTAGACTGATGTTATTATTTCGACCACGTATTTCTCGAAACTTCTCGATATTGGCATTAACATCTTCCCACTGTGCATTGGATCGCTGATATTCAAATCTCTTGCCAACATCATCTATGCTGAATGCTATTTCTACACGTTTGAAATGACACCAAATTTCTTCAGCCCCATCGGGGAATATCGTACCATTGGTATTATAATGTATTTCAATATTCCCGGCATGACCACGGTCTGCTAATTTTTTTAACAGGTCAAAATGTTCTTGTATCATAAATGGTTCACCGCCGGTAAACTCTAGATAACGCAGCTGAGACATATTATTCTCTAAGTCCTGCCAGAACTGTTGTTCCTCTCTGGGCCATCGGCCCAGTGTCATCATCTCATAATGGAAATTATCTTTTTTATTTTTTTGATAACGTATCTCCTCGGCAGCAAACGTACTAGAACTCCACGATCCACAGATTCGGCATTTGAGATTGCAGATATTTCCCAATTTAAGGTCCAGGAACATCAATGGTTTGGCGTCCTCGGTCCATTGTTCGTCAGTGATCATGTGCTTGAGACGATCCAATGTATGCATCCTTTTACTGGTACGCCCAGAATTTTCTTCCGACCAGCAACGACGACAGGTTTCGGGCTCTTCGGCTATTAAAAATTGCTGGCGTAATTTTCTCATATAACTGCTGTTGCGAATATCATCAAAAGATCGTTGACCCAGAGAAATTTTTTTGCCTGATTCATCAGTGATCTCGTGATCGGCCAAACAACACGGCCGCACTGTTCCAACAGGACTGGTTTCCAGGCTCACCCAGGGCAATACACAAAATTTATCGTGTGGTATTTTCATAGTATAAAGGTTCAAGCTCAGGAATCGCCTTTAATAAAAATTCTCCTCGGATAGTATCTAACTGTGCGATCTTTTCTTTAAACTTGGGCAATAAATGTGTTTTATCGGTTTCCATCATGAATTTAATGGCAGATTCAAATCCCACGGTAGCACGTTGTAAAGGATCCCGAGAACGCAGCCATTCAAGATGCTCCTCGAACTTGAGTCGCAATCTTTGCTTATATGCCATTGGCGCGATATCTATACGGTAGTGTGCAGGATCTTGAAGAATGTTGACATTGAGGTCTTGTGGCCGTATAAGTCCTTTATCTACCCAATCCCTGTGGAAATCTGGCAGATGCCATGCGTTCATGATGCTGAGAGTGGGACTGATATAGAAATCTACATTGGGGCAAGTGGCCATCATCCTGCGGCGATTTTCTTCCACTGTGAACCAATCTGTGCCTTTCCGTATATATTCGGCGCGAGGGCCCATGGCATCCAGGCTGGCCCCCACAGCTACGCTCTTGAACTTTTTCCAATAATCAAACACATATCGATTTTTGAGCTTGACTTGAGTAAAATTAGTATTATAGATCAATCGCACGTCAAACCTCTCTCGACGTTCCAGTTCTTCAAGGATGTGATAGTGCTCGTCCATCATCAATGGTTCACCGCCAGCAAAATAGATCTGTTCCACATAGTCCAGATGTGGCAATAATTGCTTCCACATGTCTTGATGCGATCGGCCTGCGATGTTCAAAGGTTTATTTTCCCGAGCCCAATCAGTTCCGGCTAATTTCACCTGGTCTTGATACCAGGAACTTGAAAAGATGTGTCCACAACTACGGCAACTAAGATTGCAGAGATTACTGAAACGTATATCCCAATAGGTCATTTCAAACTGATCTGTGCGCCCTGTTTTGTCGGTGGAATGTATTCTCTTGACGTGATGTCCGTGGTGTTTGTTGGCGCTTTTCCTACCACTAAAAAATCCCGCAGACTCTTGTTCATAACAACGCCCGCAGGCAGGATTAGGTGTTTCATTCAACATATCTAATCTAAGTTTTCGTTGCTCAGGACTGTTCCAGATCTCAACAAGGCTGTTTTGACGACAATCACCAATCCGGCCCACTTTCATTTCAGCATGGCAGCAAGGGTAGGCCTCTCCGGTGGGATAAGCATGTAAGTGTATCCAAGGATAGATACAAAATGTCTTGCTGTCTGCGAGCAGGAACCTCTCTCGTTCAGTGAGCTCTATGGGCTTCACTAGGTCTGCACTATTATATTGATATTGAGTCATACCATGTTGTTAGGTTAGGAAATGTTTTGTGGAAATCTTTATCGCGGCGTTGATCATATTGTTGATAAAACTGGCGGAAATCATTATGCAATTTTGGCATATCAAAAGCATCGCTGTGCGGGGTCTTGACTATGTCAAGATAATCTATCAATCTTTGCACGTGATGGATTTCATGTTCTTGCAAATAATTGCCACCTTTGTGGCATATCATCCAATCAATTAATCGCTTCCTATGGTATTCGCGTATATCGTCGGGCAGCACCAGTGGGCTCTGAAAACTGGGAAAACGCAAGATGTTCAAAGTAAAATTAGGAAACTCTCTGCCGTAGCGTTTTTTGCATCCTACCATGAGATCTAAAAATTCTGGAAGACTTTCTAAGCAAAGAGCATTGATTGTACACATCACGTGAAGCCCACGCAATCGTTTGCTCTCCATGAGCCTTACTACATTAGAATACCACTGTCCAAAATCTAGACCATCTCGGATGTACTCTGCTTGATCATCCATGGCTTCGTTAGATGTATAAAGATCTAACTCTATGCCTTGGCAGCTGTCCAAAAGTCGCTGGATTTGATTCCATTCCATGCCAAGATTTGAATTGATGGCCAAACGTGTGCGGCTGCGGCCAGGATTGTTTCTGAACCAATCTATCAGTTGCCAAGTGTAACCCGACATCAATGGTTCTCCACCGGTGATACGCAATTCGTCTAGTGTTTTATGCAAATCACTTTCCCACCAACGGAAAAATGCATCTACATAAGGATTGCGTTCGTTGATGGTGTAAAGTTGGGCGCTGTCGTGAGAGTGGGTAAAATGATTGCGTCCATCTGATACTAAATTGGTATAAGATCCGTTTTTTTTGATATCTCGCACCCAGGTAGAACTAAATGCCGGATTACAATAACTACAGGCAAACTGACAGGTGCGATCAAACGAAATCTCCAGAGTTTTTAAATTAACGTCTAGTTCCACTAGCATAGAGGAGGCTTGCTGGAGAGATTCTATGGGATATATCTTGCTTTTATAAACTCGATCGCTGACAGCATCACTGCCCATGTCTTCGATCTTCCAACAATATTCACATCCTGTAGGTCTCTCACCACGTTGCATTTTTGCACGATCATCTTTTTTTTCAGGAGTATTATGTAGTGCTCGAGGATTAAGTTGCACATCTTCTACTGAAACTTTATGTGCCGGGGGATGGTGACAACTAGTGGTCATTCCCGATCCCAACCATATAGTAGCGTTATACCATTTAGCACCACAAAAACTGGCAGATATAGGATCTAGTATCTGTTGTCGGAATTCTGAATCATTCATGTTCTTCAAGGAATTTCTGGAATCTATCCGGAAATTGATTTTTGATTTGTTGAGAAATCTCGGCGAGATGTTGTTGATTGTATTTACAGATATCTTTGCAGGCAGCTAAGAAACCAACAAGATCTTGCCTGCACAAATCTTCAACTATTTTGACGATGCGATCCATGCGATCCTGGTGATTGTCTAGGTTATCAAAACTTTCATCAATGATTCCATCAAAGGTTCTGAATCCCAGATTCCTTATATCACGGTAAAACCCGGCGTTGGATGCTACTATCCAAGGATGTCCTATCGCCAGTGGTTTAGCTATTTTTTCTGTCCTGAAACTAAAAGGGTAATCGAATACCGTTTCGGTCACTACACTGAAATAAGTGTCTGCATACGGCTCCAGTCGCAAATAAATTTCTCCCCAGAGGTTGTTAAACAATTCATTTTTTATGAATGTTTTTTCCAAGGATATAGATGGAATATCAGGATTTTCAAATAGCTTTACTTCATACATTGGATCCAAATGACGTATCGGAGTTGAGGTAGACATGACATCTTTGCCATTTTTTATAAGATCAAAATGCCTCGACGGTGTTGGATTATTGTCTAACATGGTCCAAATAGATTGATCTATCAATCCAATTTCGCTGAATCTTTCCCAAAGATATTTGCGATGCGGGCGTGCTCTTCCGTTTAAAAATAAAAATTTATAAGGTTTATCAAGTTTATCAAATATAACTTGTGATCTTGATATCACGTCGAGATTCTCATCATAATCCAATATCCTACGCAAAAAATGATCGTGCAAAATATAAGGATAACGAGATTCCATTTCTCCGCCCGATATCAATAATAATTTTTTTTCTATCGCAAGGTCGTCTAGTCTCATCCTCTGCAATTGTAGGACAAAGGTACTGGATCCTTCGGCAGAGTTATCAAAAATCATCGTGTACCGAGGATCTCGCGACAGAGATCTGAATTTTTCTGTGTTTTCTACTACCTGTTGCCTGCCTACTATATAGATCGAATCGGGTATGGGATGATGTTCGGAAAAATTCCAAAATTCATGATCTCGATAAGGAAGTAATTCCTCGTAGACTTCGCTCATGGTATCTATTATCAATCTACGACCATTGAGCATGTGTTTTACATTCCTCCCACCATTGTCGCATCTGCGGAAATGTATTCAAAAAGTTAGTTCCCCGACGGCGATCATGTTCTGCAAAAAATCTATAAAAGTCGGCCTTCTCTGAGATGTTATCGCGCTTCTGTCCTTCTCGCATCCAGGCAATGTCACGGCGCAGCCGCTGGACTTCAAAGTCTTTAAAACCATGGAAAGGATCATCTGGAGTTTCAATATTCATCTCCATCCAATCAGCAGTGCGCTCTAATATGGCTGCATAACTTTCGGGCAGGATCTGTAAGCTCTGCCAGGCAGGTTGCCGCAATACCGGAGTGTCAAACCACACACGCTGATATGTGTTGCTGAATCTACGACGCAAATCTAATATAGCTTCCAGGAGTTTTTGTAACCCCAATACTGATAGGTTATTCATGGTAATAATAAACGTGAGACTGTTACGTCCGGGTATTTCATCTAACCAATTGTAGCATCTTGTTAGACACAAGTGCGCATTTAATCCATGCCTGATGTATTCGGCATGTGCAAGATAACCACTGTCAATGCTGACATATTGCATGAAGTGTTCGATGTTGGTCGCGCACAATCTCTTGGTATACTCCAGATATTTCTCCCAGAGTTTTTCTTCCACTGAGAAATTGCTGGTGACATTGAGATGCAAATCGGGCTTGGGCATGGCCAGCACATAGTCAAAAATCTTGTATGTGTTCTTGTCCATGAGTGGCTCGCCACCGGTCATGCGGAAATGTCTCAGCTTTGGATATAACGTAGGCCACCATTGCCAGAAGGCTTCTACATAGGGATTATGCTCTCGATTAGGTATAACACGACGATCACCGGCGAAATGAGCAGGATCGTTATGAATAACGTGAGTAGGATAACCGCCATGTCGTTCGACTTCTTGAGCCCACGTCGATGAGTATTGTGGACTGCAATAACTACAGGCAAGGTTACAAGCGTTATTAAAATTAACTTCCACATAGCTAGGGACAACATCATCTTCATCTCCTGAGGAATTTGCGATACGATCAAAATCTACAGCGGCCCAGGGCTCGCCTGACCGATAATGGCGATCACTCATTTGACCAAGATCTTCCATATTCCAACAGTATTGGCATTCTGCTGGGCGCTCACCGCGCAACATCATCTGGCGTTGTTCTTTTTTATGGGCAGTATTATGCAGTGCGCCGGGATTGCGTCCAATCTCTTCTACAGAGATCCTATGCAAAGGAGGATGATAACAACTGTTGTTCATGCCAGTGGTAAGATGTAGACTGACTTGTTTCCATTTGGCCAAGCACAAGGAATGGCCTAATTGTTGTTTCATTCTTTCTGCATCTGACAAAAAATTACTTTTGTTTGATTTATCAGACATGATATTTTAATTGACCCGGATTATTCAAATCATTTTTAATTTTCTCGGCCATTTACAATACCTTATCTAAAATTTCTAATCCACCATTATTCTGGCAGTTTACCCATTTTATTAAAATTTTATCTAAAATAATATGTTGATTGTGCTCAACTGATTCTCGAATTCCCACCGCTATTTCATCCAAGTCTAATTTTAAAATCAGATCGATGGTATCAAGAATTGTTTCGAGGCGTTCAAGATCACCAATCTGACTATCATAGTGGTTGGGCCATGGGTAATTAAATTTAAATCCGATTTTTTCAAGATGAGATTTTGTATTGGCCTGACCGGAAAATATCAAAGCATTGCCAAAAAACAAAGGTTTCCAAGTTTTTTCTGTCAGATAGGGTGCCGGAGAAATTCCAAAATTTGGAGTCCAGGAAACATCCTTGGTTTCATTTATACAATTAACCAATGATAAACTATAAGCCGGATGAGATCCCGATTGCATATTTGATATTGGATCATTTTGAAATATTTCAGAATTGATTTTTTCTTTAAGACGATCTTTTGTTTTTTTTAATAACTCATCTCTTTTTAGTGATCCAGCAGGATCAAATATGTAGTTTATGTCGGCTCCGATATCATATAAATTCCAAGTAAGATAAACATCTTGAGAATTTAATAGTTTGGCTGTTATATAATATCTAAATTCGGTTATTCTGTTACTGAGACTACTTAATTTATATTTTTTTCCTTTCCAGTCAACTGGAGATACAATCATATTTTCTGTATACCATTTATAATGATAAAAATTTATAACACGGCATCGATCCAACGGGTCGAATGCCTTGGCATCTAAATCTGTTAATATAATAAATTCAGAATTTGGATTGTTGTTGTATAACTGTAAAAAGCTATCCTCTTCAAATACTTCAAACCAAAATCCCAGGATGTATCGATTATAGCCAGATGGTATTGATATATTTTGGTTTCGTAAACTATTAAAACAAACATTCAAAAGAACATACGTATCCTCAGAACATTTACTGTTAATAATATCTGTTATTTCGAATCCTAATACTTTATCCATATTAAAAGTTTTAGGATTTACATTTACCGGACTCCAATTTACCATCCTTCTTGCCTCCGTATCACATCAATCTCTCGAATCATGATACCTTGATTGACCCAATTGCTGCGATAATGATGTTTAAAAAATTGACTTTCTCGGGCTGCCATGACAGTCATGGGCAAATCTAGTTGTGTTTTTAACCCGTCTTCGTACTCGAGAACGAGATTATCAGGACCATTGCTCTCTGCTTCTTTCCATAGACCTTCCAAGGCATCAAAGCTCTGTACTTCTCGATAGTCCCAAGCAGTGAGCATGGTCATATAAGTTCCCTGACGTGCGCCAGCTATGGTCCAGACTCCGTGATCAACATCTCGTCCGACGTTATGCCATATGGTGAGATGATCGAGATTCCGTCGGTGCACACGATCTCGGAACTCTGATACTGTGGGTTTGCGTCCTGCATCCAAACACATCTTGACACCTTCGCGGAATCCAGCACGCCAGGCATGTTTGGCCGAACCGTTGGGATAAGTGGTTGAATAACAATCATGCATGGCCCAATACAAAGGATCAAAACAAAATTCTACCACAGTTTCGTCGCGACCGTCAGTGTTTTCGTGTGTCTTCATATTGAGCACAAATTCTCGGGTCCACGAACTCAGTCCACCGTTGCCGTACATCAAACCATTGATGTGATTGCGAGCACGCCAACGGAACACTGCCTGCTCCCATTGCTGATCAGGGAACTCCAAGGTAAGATTAAAAAACTTTTCATCTGGCAGATTATCACCATCGATGAGGATGAAGCGTTCTGTGTCGCTGGCTGCCGCGGCTGCTTTGTGTGCGGCATCTGACCCTTTGACACCATCCACACGTTTGGCCCACGGTACCATGTTGCGTATCTTGATCCAGAATTCTTCCTTGTGTGGTTCGTCGTAACTGAGATAGATACAATCAAGATCAGCTATGTCAATCGATCTCATTTTCGCAATTTTTCCATTTTAAACTATTGTCTGAATCAGATATCACACATATATCTCTGTGATCGCAGGGTGTTCCCTGACTTTGATGGGGTTTCAATTTACTTATAAATTTCTTGGGTTCAAAGATTTTTAATGTTCCGTCTATCACACGAGCATGGCACGGCGACATCAAATAAATTTCTTTGGTAACTTCGATCCACTGACCCGGTAGATCTTCCATGGTATAGAAATTAGGCGTGCCATCGTCATGATAATAACACCTATAAAACACAGGTCGAACTTCGGGCCAACGGAAATCCTTGAAGATTTCCCAAAAATTATCTGTGGTCTCGCGATCGCTCATGTTGGTACCCAATCTTTGACATGGTAATGGAAGAATCCCCATTGTGCCACTGTCTGTATCCTGAGAGGATCGGTTTCCCAGATCAATTCTTTGGTCCAATCCTCTGATTTTGTGTGTATTATCTTGCGTTTCATATGGACGATCTTGGGTCCCAGATCCTTTGGCAAGGTCAATGTTTCGGGGCCCAGTATCATTGCAGCCATGGCATACACTACATCGGTACTGGGATGATCTTCTGGAAATTTAAGTAATCTCCGATAATTTTTCCAATCCGCAAAGATGTCCTTCACCAACAGAAAAAATTCTTTTGCATGTTCGCTGACTCTCCAATATGTGATAGCATTATACACATCGGGCAGACCATTGTCATCAAAGATTTTACGATAAGTCCTGCAATCTGTGACTGCGCCATAAAAATCTCTGGCGCCCTGGCTGATAACAACATCGCGCTTTTCAAATAATGTCCACCAATGGTCTATAGGAGATGCTGCCAGCATATCTGCTTCGAGTTTGATAGTCTCTCTATATGGACTGGCATACCAACACTGCCAGTCGTTGGCATATCCACCGAGATCTCCAAACGGTAGCATGTCCTTGGTCAATATAGTGATGTGTGCATGTGGATGGAAGTCTTTGATAGATTCCATCAAGCGTTGGGCACAGATTTCGTAATCTATGGATTCAGAATTTATCGCTGGTATCAGATATCCGCGTTCATGCAAGATTTTTGGCAATGATATCTCCTAGATGTTTCTTGCCCATGGCATGGAAATCTTGATTTTTTATCTCAATCCAACGACGACGATTTTCGCTGTCAGTGAAATCAATACGATAATGATCTTGTGATATTTGCGAGAGAGCATGCTCGGGCAACACACTGGCCAACGACCAAGGAATACTGGGATGATCTAGCGTGTGTCCGCTGACGATTCCCAATGCGATTGTCAATGAATGATCATTTCGATAAACAGAATTCCCAGTGTGATAGATATCGACGTAATGCTTCCAGTGGTCTCTTATCATGGACATAGATTCAAAAACCAGACGAGCATGCTGACTTTTACGAAACATCACTACTGTAGCCCACCACATCGGCATGTGATGCGACCCAAAATAATTAAGTCCCGAAAAATCATTCTGTGAAGAAATATCATACGCTGTTTGGTGGCACAACAAATCTTGATCCGCTTCTAGCACTTTTGTTAGATCGCTGCTGGATACTACATAATCCGCATCTAGCAACAAAGTCCGATCCCACGGCGTGAGGTTATAGGCATCCATACGATTGGTGTTGTGCCAAGTTATCAACCCGGCATCTGAAAAATTCCTAGTCGATGAATCTGATCTCCTGTGATTGATTATTACCTTGTCAAACTTTTTTAACTTATCAGTTTCAACATCGGTGACGACTGCTACAGGGATTCCCAAATGCCTACGGATGTTATCTGCGGACCACGCAGCCATTGATAGATAATCAATGTTTTCGTTGTCGTAGGCGAAAATCAGTGCACCGGTGGTCATCGTTTTCTGCTGAGCTCTTGGTACTCAATCTCCCACGCTGTCATTTGCTCTTGCCATCGTTCTTGTGCCTGGCCATATAATTCACGGATATTGACCTTTATGGGATTCTCATAGAGATCCAGCAACACACCATCAGCAGTTGGGCAAGCGAGACAAGTAGTCAGTAGTTCTGGTCCTGCACGCCACATGCCCCCGGCATGGGCGAAAATCATTTTACCTTGATATTTTTCTTTTAAAAGTCGTTTGGCAGCAGCATGCTCAAATCGCACACGACTATGAGATATTAGTTGTTCGGTATCCATCGTGATAGTTTAACAGGATTTTGGAATAAAGTAAAGGGCCCTGGGGCCCTTTTTGGTAAAGCTAGTAAATCTAATGCTTGATTATGCCACTGATGCAGCGATAGTGGGTGTACCCCAGCTGGCAGAAAGATAATTCGTCGAAGGAGGCACCAAGTTAACCAAAGTAGTAGGTGCAGTGCCAGTGATAGATGTGGCCGGGCTTGATGTAGCAGTACCACCCGAAATATTGGATGTCGCACCGGGGATGCCAGTGCCATCATCAACCCAAGTTGTAACAAAAGTTAACACGGTTCCACCTGCATTCAAGGCCACTGTGGTACGGATGTATTCTGGTGTGTAAGGAGCAGTGGCATTGTTGAGCTGGAAAATAGTGGTAGCTGCGCCGCCAGCAGTGAGATTATAAAAACCAGTGGTAGTAGCCAATGTTGTTTGTGTTCCACCTGTGCCGCCAATACGTGTAGTTCCAGTATAACTGGTACCTGCGATGTTTTGTGCGGCACCATTGACGCGACCACTAAAGAAAATACTTCCGCATTGTCCAGCCAGTGTGTTCCAGTCAGGGTCATGATCAGTACCGGTACTGCTCTTGCCGTACATGAGCTTGACTAGCCCGCCAGCGTTAAAGAAATAACGTGCTGCATTAGCGGACGCAAAAGTAATGGCATGTGTAAATGTAATAGTCCATGCGGAATTGCCTGATCCTGTGGCAGAGGTCTTAGATGTGGTTCCGGTAAACGACCCAATGGTAGTACCAGAAGCCGCTGCATTACCTCGATTAGTAGTAAGATTAGTCAGATCTGTGTTTAAATTACTAAGGATCGTGATCAGATCTCCGGTCACTGGAGCAGTCCTGGAAGTGATCGATGTTCCTTGATGATTGCCGATGGTAGCTATAGTGTTTACCAGACTGGCCCAATTTGTTGCGCTGACTGTGGCAGCTGCTGACACAGTTGACAAGGCAGTTTGACCATATCCTTTGTCGGTGGCACCGGTACTCCAGATGTCATTGACATTGGCGCCAGAAGTTGTTGATGCGAATCCATTATAATCCGCTGCCTGAATAAGTCCACCTGCTGAGTACGTCATTTCTTTTCCTTATTTGATAGTAACAATAGCTTCTACTGTGCCTTCTGAAGATTCTACACGATCTTCTAATGCCCGGCCAATCACATTAAATGCCGTGGCCTCTCCGGGAAGAGCTGCTCGGGCCAACCCGTTGCCGGCAGATACTAACCTATCTCCTTTTTTGACCGAGCCCACTACACGAACCGGAACCCGACCGGTCATCGCGATGGGCGGGTGGGTAGCATCATCGCCTGCACCACCGTTCATCAAGAACGCTGCACGAGTACTTACCACACCAAAAACATTCTCACTGAGTTCTGTGACGGATTTGGTAATCTCTTTAGAACCACCAAGTTCAACCACTGTGCCTGCTTCATAGTAAGTATCTGCTGCAAATCGTTCAGCCACGTCAGCGTAGAGAGCCGTAGTGGCTTGAGCAAATACTTGGTTGAAGTATGATGTTGACGAACCAATGTTGCCAACGCCATTGGCATTAGAGTTGACGATATTGCCCAGTGTCACTGTGCCTGTGCCCACAGAAACATTTCCAATAGAAACATTTCCAGGGAAAGTCACCGCAGCCGTGGAACCATTGACTTGCATCACTGGGGTGTCTACTCCGCCATCGTTGACGCGGATGCTGAGGTTAGCATCGGTGCTCTGGTTACGCAACACGACTTCCGAGTTGGCAGTGATCACCTGGATCTGAGCGCTTTGAACAGCACCCACGGTTAAACCAGTGTCGTTGAGAATTCCCAATGTACCGTCAGTAGTGTCATTACTGGTAGAACTTAAAAATCCCGATGCTGGGATTCCACCCAATAGATTGGAATCTGTGGCTGTGCCGCGGAATAACACACTGGGCACGGTGCTGGAAAGCTGCAGGCCGGGGCCGATGGTTGAGAATCCAGAAATCGCTGTTTGTGGTGTAAAAGTAGAATCTTTACTCATCACGCCAACGATGCTATTGCCTACATAGAATTGCAACACCACATGATCCACTGAAAGGTTATCTGTGATCGTAGTAACGATCGTGCCCGAAGTTCCTTGGCCAGCGCTAGAAGCTGGACCGACTAATATAAATGCACTACCATTATAGACTTTTAATTGTTGGTTGGTAGTATCGAACCACAGATCGCCGGATACGTTTGAAGTGGGCTGTGTGGAGCTAGAGGTAGCTGCCGAAATGACCTTGAAAGTGCTACCGTTGTAGACCTTCATGACGTTGTTGGCTTTGTCCCACCACAGCTGGCCCGTCAATGGGTTACCAGGGGCAGTAGTATTAGAACCATTTTCCAGCAGGTGGATGAAGTTTTCGTCTAGGAACTCACCGTAACCAGCGTAGTTTTTACCCACCAAGGTCATACTTGATGTAGTGTTGATGGTACCGTCCGCGATTGTTGCGAATATGCTACCGTCAGTTAAATTTATGGTATATGCCATTTGTCGTTACTCCGTGTTCCTTTATTTATAGGATCTTAATCTACTCATATTTATGAATTCTCAACATATTTGTATGTTGGAAAATTTGGACTTTTGACTCGTTTAATAAGAGTAATTTTCTTTAGTCCCAGGGTATTTGCCGCTGTAGTAGCAGAGGGATAAATTATTCCGTCTACCTCTGTACTTTTGCTGCATAATTTAATACGGTTAGGTTCAGCTCTTTTTCTGCCTTCTTGCCAATTTTTATCCCACTCTGGATTTTGATCTCGATATTTTTTTATAGATTTTAATCTTTTTTCCTTTAAATCATCAGCTTCTTTTTTTCCTTTGTTGTGTGGAATACATCCTTTTTTAAATCCATTGGCGTTAATCCGCATCAATTCAATCGAATCCTGACGATGTTTCTTATTTTTCATTCCGCTAGACGAATTGCTTCGTGCGTAACTATTTGCTTCTTTAATTTTTTGATATTCCCAGCTTGATAATTCAAGTTGGTCGTTGCGTTTCATTACTCGGTACATGGAATGTAAAGCAAAACACATTTTTATCTTAAAGCTGCCGGTAAACATTTTTGTTAGCAATAAGTGACATACTAAATGTTCTCTGGCAGTTAAATATGCGTAATTAAGTTTATCTTTATCTCCGCCCAACTTAAATGACTTAGGTAAAATATGATGTTTTTCAGTATAACCTAGTATTTTTTTTGCATCAGATCTAGTCGTTGCTCGTTGCTGCGCTCTTGTAATTAAACCACAATACCATTTAGTGTATTTGTTTTGCAATGCTAGTTCTAGAATTTGGTTTACGTAAGACATCATGCAGCACTTAACGACGTTAGAGTCTGTATACGTACCGTGTAATCAATCTGTATCTGGCGGTTTAAGCTCTTTTGCACTGGGTGGAAAATCACATGGGTAATCAGCATGAGATCATCGGCTGCGCCCTCCCAGCTTTTTAGTCCTAATTCGTCAAACACAAATTCACCATTGAAATTGGTGGAATTATCAAATGCTTGTTGTCCAGCAGGTTCACCGTAATCCAACAAACACGTGACTAGGACATCAGTGTAAACTGTTCCTGTTGTGTGCAATACGGTAAGATTATTACGTGTAGGATCTGTATTGGCTGCACTGTTATTATCAACCACTTTGATATATGTTTGATTGTACAAATCAGCGTTTGTACCGGTGGTATTTGGGGGCAAATAAGTTATAACTCCTGTTGGATCTACAGCAGAACCACCATTACCAAAAGCCATGGCGTAAATAAATCCGAGGTTCTTATTAGCTATGCTCTGAGCCAAAGCGATACTCATGTGTTCGTAATGGATAGCATTCTTTTTATCAACGAAAATTTCCCCAGAATTTGGGTCATGTATCTTGAGGAACCCCTCAACTTTTACCGGGCCTAATGACATCATGATCTTTTCTCCAGCAGCACTTCCTGGTTGTTTGGGTCAAAAATTTTCACAAAATCGTCAAGATGCAATTGCCCGGATTCATTGGGGCGAGATGGAACAGTTGACGATTTTTCGTTGACAGTGGGTTTTTCATTGTTTTGCATCTTGTTATTTACCATGGTTAATCGCCCCTAATAAACCTAGCTGCCACGGTATTGGTCTCTTGTAGCGGTGCACCGTCACTGGGTCTTCCTGGGCCGGGTTGATACCAACTCAATCCGCGAACGACCTGTATAGTCACCAAAGATCCCTCTGCCGGTGGCTCATCAAATGTCACTGTAACCGGGGCTGCAGATGTCAGCTGATATCCCGAAGTCACAGCCGTCCCTCCCACGGATACCCGCACAGCTTCCTGTGTTTCTGTGCTGCCCAGGCCAGTCACTGTGATATCTGTGGCAACAAAAGTAGTATTCACGCCGTCACCTAAATATGGATTTGGATCCAATGGATCGCTGGTATCTACAGGGGTACTGATCACTGTGTCTTGGTACTCCAAAGGCAGGAGGTTGCCGCGGCCGATGTCTGTCACTGCTGCACCGATGGCATGCTCTGCTGCACCGGTTCCGGCTACGCCACGCCGGAGTCCAGAGAGAGTATTATTGACTAGATTTCTTGTGCGGTAAGTGATGCGTTCACCATCTATGGTTATCTGCCCAAATATTCCTTGTTCAAGATTTGTATCGCCGAGACGACTAGCGTCCACGACATAGATAGTGTCATCTGTGGGCTGCAATGTCTGGGCCAGTTCCGTAGTAGTCTCTGGTGTGATGCGATAGGTCAGCTGTTGTCCCCGCATGTCTTGGAAGATGCGGAACGCCATGGCGTTTGGAACCACGCTCTGGGTAAAGCTAGTGATTGCCAGTACTGCTGTGGTATCAATCGGTGCTCCAAGTATTTTGATTGAGCTGCCGTCAACTATGAAATCGTCGCCTGCAAACAAGAATATTCCATTCAGCGAGACTAAAAGTCGGCTGGCATCTTCGATCACTCGACCTGTGTCAAATCTATTGATTTTTATCAATATACCGGCACCATAATCATAGCTATCCGGTGCTCCGGTCACATTGCCCTCGTCATACAATGTAGTTTCGTAGCCTTGATTGACCTGTGATCCAATCACCTCTGGGCCAACAAACACCTGCGTCAGTATATCTTGTTCGCTGGTATCATTCCATGTAGTGATCGCGATAGTATCGCCTAGCAATGGAATCAATGATGCAGATGGTTTCCAAATCAACGTAGTACCGCTGATGTAATAATCAGCAGCATGGCTCACTGATATGAGGATCTTAGAACCTGCAGGGGGAGCGATCGTTAAAGTCACTGTTCGATCGCTAGATAGATCATAGGGATCTAAATAAAAATCTACCCCCAATGTCAAAGACCGGTTATCTACATACACTGCAACTTCGTTGTTGCCTATCAGACTCTGATCATAACCGCCCCGTGTTGGCAGTCCGTATGTGACTGTGCTACCATCACCGAGATATGCTATACCTTCCGCAGGTCGGCTATGTCTTCCGTTGATAGTGACCAATATATTAGCAGGATTAGTGCCAGAAATGTCATTGGCCAATGTATAAGACATCGACCCGTTGGCTACAAAATATTGGGTGATCGGTGTGCTCCATCCCGTGATGCCATTAACTGGTTGACCAAAAACAGTCACTGTGGCCAGATCTTGTGGTGTCAATGGTGCGCTAAAAATGATATTTGTGATATACTGCCCAGCAGACTCCCAGGTGTAGTTATTCACCGGCGATCCATTGACAAATACTGCTATGTCACTAATCAATGATTCTTGTATCGGCACCTGTATCAATGGCCCAACATCAGAACCCAAGTAAGTTCCGCGGTATAATTGATTGCCGCCGCCCAGACCATAAACATTAATCGATATAATATCAGACACTGATGCACCCGATATCACCGTGATCGTGTTGTTAATCCAGTCAGAGGTATAATTGACCAATGGTGTCATCTCTAGTCCGGTGGTGATATTGAACACACGCAGAGTCACAGGGTACGGTAACAGATCAGCAAAACTATAAGATGCTGGCAAAGAATCAACTTGATAGTTGACAGATTGCAACGCAAAACCGTGCCCATTGCCCTGCCAATCAGCGCCTGGAGATGTATATACACGCAAGTCTAATGTATCAAATATGGCTCCTGGAACTAACTCTTCTGGAGCATGACTAGAGTATGTGTCAACGAAGGCACCGCCGTCGACTACGATGGGGTTTGGACCACCATTGGGGGGATCGCCATCATAGGCTGGTGCCGGTAATACTCCTAGATAAGAATCCGTGAATTCACTTTCGTATATGGCATCTAATATAGCCGGGTCGTAGGTAGGACGGCCTTCCGGGCCATAGCTGATATTATCAAATGGATTGATATCATAGTTACCCACATCGAATCCAGTATTCTGGTTAAAATCTGGTCCATATACTTGCACACCCGGATAATCTACCCCTGTGATCAATAAAGCGAGATCGAGTCCGGGTTCGTTGTCTCGAGGAACATAATAACCCATGGTACGATCCACGCCCGACAGATCGGCTGCTGGAACTATTTGCCATGTATCTGGATCAAAGTCGCTGGACGAATTTGATTCTGTGGCTTGCCATACCCGATCTCGGTATCTCACGCGATCGCCGATGGCATAAACCGTATCGGCTTGCCATTCTGAGAAATCAGCACGATATTGGTAGCGATCATACTTAATCGTGGTCTTGATGTCTCGTACCAGACTATTGCCCATGTTGGCCACTGCCCGAGCACCTATGCCATTGCCGCCCTCTAGAGTGATAATAGCAGTGGTACGATATCCCAATCCTGGATCAACGACGTCGATGCTCGAGACCCGACCTGCACTGTTGATGTTAGCGATCGCCACTGCTGGTCGTTCACACTCGCCTGTAATCACAACTTCGGGCGGAACGGTATATCCGGAACCACCGTCAACGATGGTCACACTTTCGATCCCCAGCAGATAATTTTGATACCATTGGCTCCATGGTAGTGTTTGCCAGATTTCACTGGTACTAGGTGTGCTAGAAGTAGTGCTGAGATTGCCAACATCATCCAGCACTGGACTTACAAATAGATTTTCTTGTGCATTCCAATAAGCTGGCACATCAAAGTCTGTGACCGTACCCTGATATTCATCGGATCCTTGGTATATGAGATTGAATTCACGGATCTGTGTGTGATAAGGCTTGACTTCCTGGATGTAATTCAGCACAAAGTCCTGATTATCTAAACGATAGATCTGGAAGGGCTCGAGATTACGGATCACATGGTCCACATCGATCAGCGAAGTCTTGGTCAACCACAACGGAGCGATCTGCTCGCCCAGGATGTAATTAAATGTCAGGATCAGCAGTCGATTGCGCTCGATGGCCAAATCATCGATGAAAATTTCTTCATTGAGGCTCTGTAAGATGCGACGTGTTTCGGTTATAGGTTCTTGGTCAAAATATTGTGCGTCAAACACTTCAACGTCGAATCCAAATCGACCAATTGAATAATCCCAGATTTCTGGCAGTATCTCTACGGTGCCCGATTGCAAGGCCACACGAACCCAAGTACCAGCCGTGAGTCGATAGATCTCCCAGAATCCCTGTGCGTTGGCAGTGACTTTGACGCTGCTGCCATCGGGCACTGTGATGGTCTCCAGTGCAGAATAATTAGGAACTTCGGCCACCAGTATCGTGCTGGGATTATATCCAGGGAGGTACCAATCAATGTACTGCCAATATTTGGGAGTGTCGTAATTTTGCACTCGTATCAGGCCCAAACCCTTAGAACCCGGTAGCGTGCCAGATTGCACTTCGTATATTGTCCAAAGTCCATTATTGCTGCTATCATTAAGCACTAGATAACGATATCCTTGGAATGTTATCTGCTGAGAAGTTGTACTGGAGCCAGTTGTAGATACTGATATTCCTGCAGAGTTTATCAATGATACTAAATTACCAGATATGGATCCGATAAATGTGTTGCTGGGTATGTTCTCCCCAATCACAAGTTGTCCAACTTGTAACACGCTTGGATTAGAAACTTGTATAGTTGACGACGAAGCCCCGGACCAAGATACTGCTTGGATTGAAGTAGCTGGCACTATAGCGAGATCCTGATAGCTGAGTTCTGCCAAGTTAGCTACTTGTAAATTCCATTCCTCCGAAGACGATGTGGGGATCGGTTCGCTGCTTTCCAACAATGGAAAACTGCGTATCTCGCGTATGGGCAGATCTTTCATCACAGAGTTGGCCTGCTGCAGGTAATTTTGCAGGGCCAAGAATCTATTGGCAAACATGCTCTGGCGAGGACGGAAATTTATACCATAGCGTTCACTCTCGGGCAAGAACGGATCTGGCACGGGATTGCCCACGGTGTCGTAGCCCGAGAAACTATCTAACCATTTGCGATAACTGGTAGGAATCAGGAAACCATCAGCTCGATTTTGTGTCACAAGATTGTATTCGACGTGTACAGCATCATCGTTGGGAGTCTGATCGTACTCTATGTGTAATACTGTATCTTCGGCAGAGATATAAGGCAATCCATTATAGATAGCGACCGTGCTGGCGTTGATCGGGGCGATATAAGCGATACCGCTGGACTTGGGAGATTCGATGTATCTCGCTACTGTTTCGGCGCCCAAAGTCTTGCGGGCAGCACGATTTACTGTGCGTATTCCGCGCACCCAAAAGTAATAAACAGGTTCGATGATCCCTTGATCATTGACGCCGGTCACTGACACATAACTTTCAGTATCCCGGACTTGTCCAGGGCCAGTATATTGTGCCGGAGGAACTGAACTCGATATCCATTGATATACATCAATCGTGCTGCCCGGGAATAGTTGTGCCCAACGACGGCTAGCATAAACGATGTCGTCTTGATTGGGATCAAGGAATCTGGCGTTGGCAGTATCCCACCACATCTCTCCCACACGTTCTTCAGCCCAGCGTTGACCATAGTTGTTGACGGAGCCCACATTGTATGCGGCAGGATCTATAGCGCCAATGTAATCTAGATTTTGGCGGACTGCGCCCAACAACCGTCCTTGCAACGGATCGATGAAGTCAAAATACTGTTTGGTGCTGGATGCGAATCGATCATACATGAACACAGAGTTTAAACAGTTGATGTCGACCACGGATTTCTGAATGCGTGTTATCGTCCAAGCGGGTTGACGTCCTTGATTGATAAACTCCACTACCCGTCCAGAGTCAGTCACTGAACTATCGTCGTTGTAGCCAGGGGCACCACACAACAAGGTACCGGTGGTGTAGTTGACTGCCGCACCAAATCTATCATAAGGTGCAAGATTGGTTGGAAGTATCTGCTGACCAAATACGAATTTTGAAGGATTGGTAATTGACGGATTGACTGCAGATAGCAAATCAAAGGTATAAACTGCACCACTGTTAGGTACTGGATCTAGAAAATTAAGGCTGGAAGCATCAAATGTGGTCGACGAAATATCTTCTGGGCTATTAGAATTCAGCAAATAGGAATCAGATATTTGATAAACATTTATCGTTGACCCAGCAGACGGTATCGCCGTGAAATTTACATAGGCTATATCTGTAGCATACACTTGCGGAAAAGTCGCACTGGCCCAATAAACTGGCAACAACGGATTAATTTCATCAACCGGCGAGAACCCAGCCGGGACTGTTTGAAGAGCCCGATAGATTGGTCCGTTAAAATCTATAAAATCACCAATATTGTATATTGTGGTTGAATTCCACGGGCGCGGATTACGATCTATATAATAAGATCCAGTTGATCCTTTGATATAATTTTGTACAACACCGTCGACTTCGACCACTATCTTGCCAGCGGAATTATTGATATCATAGGCAAAGTAATCTGTTATGCCATCGCCTGTGTAAGTGTTGGTTTGCACTATCTGACCGGAAATGCCTAATTCTGCTACCAAATACTGCGGCAGCGTATAAACATCAAATGTGCAAGATTCTATAGCAGTGGCATCCGGTGCGCCGATCACTAGATTTTGTGATGTTTCGTTGATATAAACGCTGGACCCAAAATGCGCATAGGCTTGTTCGACTGGAGCAGCAAAAGTCTGTACCCAAGCCAATGGTTCAAACCCCACATCAAAAAACACTGATCCTGTGCCGGGCAGCACCGACAACCTATTTCCGGGTGTGGCTGTGCTTTGATTTTTGACGAAAATCATTAATTTGCCGTTGTCAACTGCGGCTGTCACGTTGGGTATGACAGCATCAATGATATCTTGTGCCAGACTTTCTACAGTAGTGCCAGTTACCTTAACGTAGTAATTGTTAACTCGTAAGAAATCGCCCGGAGTCAATGTCGGATTTTGGATGACACCTGTGAGACTGCCGTAGACTCTTGCTTGATTGATCTGATAATCTACGCTACCGGATTCGATTAAATTTTGGCTATCTCTCGGTGAACCAATGTAAAGACTGCAGTTGCTGGCACACTGATCCAAACTAGAGCCAAATTCTGCGCCAGCCGAGGGAATGTTGGCCTGTATTTCCTGGACAAAACTGATCTGATTGGTCTCTACTTCAACGATGTCGCCCGCTGCCGGAGCATTATTGAGAACAACGGTATTAGAGCTGTCATCGTTGACAGTGTAATCCCCGTTGACATTGCCTTGATTGTTGACCAAGAATTGACCGTTGAGAGTGACATTGATTGGAGATAAGTTTAAACTTTCCTGTGTTGGAAACTCTGTGGTTCCAACTGGAAATAGCGTGGTTCCAACTTGGAATCTCTTCACCGCACGATCAAATATAAACACACGACCTTGGCTACCTTGACCGGGCGCACCCACTGCGATCAAACGACCATCGGTGGTTGTGGTCACCGAATGTCCAAATCTAGCGCCAGAATCCAATGCAGGCAGGCCGGGCGTGGATCCATTAATTTCAAAAACTTTGCGATAATAGGAGCCGGTTCTTACTCTGATTTGCACACCTGCAGAAGGTGGCGAGACAAATGTCAATGTTGTTCCCACCAGCGTGTAATCGATTCCAGGTCTCTGTAACACATCATTGACATAAACTGCCAGACTTGTTGTACTATCGGCACCATAGATATCTATCACAGAATAGGTAAAGGCGCCGGTTGATGGGATCAATTTATCGATACGGCGAGCCATGATGATTTCTGCACCAGCGGCTGGTGCAGACACAAAAGTAATTTGTTTGTTGGTCAGATCGACATTATAATCGGTGATACGAGTCTGTGGTATACCGTTGACTATCACTGCCAATTGCTCTACATTGTTGATCTCTATCGAGCCATTGAACGAATAAATCAATGTGGAACCATTGCTTTGATATTCTATCGACTGCAATGCTACCTCGATCAACCCATATCCATATACTCGATTGGCACCTGGAGCGCCCACATATATCCAACGTTCATCCCTGCTGATGGCCACGCTGTGACCAAATTCGTCTGCTGCAGATCCTGTGCTGTCAACCAACAGTTGATACTGGGTGAAAACATTGCTAGAGGGAGGGTGATTGATGACTACAGCATATCCCTGTGAAGATCTGCTGGCGCTGGCCCCGACCACTGCCCAGGTTTGATCTCCCCAATCTGCAGCATTACCGTACCCGGCTGCACCTGTGGTGCCCAGTTCCAGTATAATATTTTCTGCATATTGATTTGTGGTATCCTTGATATAGGTATAGACCGCTCCGCCGATACCATACCCGGGTGCACCTACAAGAGCTGCGAGATTGTTTACGCTTTGTGTGATGCTGGTACCATACTGACTTCCTGTCACAGGAGTAGCAAGCGGAGCATCTTGTCGTGCAGAAAATGGTTGTTGTTTCTGCAACACCATCCATTGTCCGTTGTTATTATTGTCGACCCATGCACGATCACCAGGTAACAAAGACTTAGAATATGGCAAATTCACAATATCGGACGCTTGCGATACCCGTGCATTCTGTAACGTAAATCCCACGCCTGTACCAACGATAGATGTCTGGCGTCCAACGAACGAATAATCAATCAAGACTTGATTCAATGAAGGCACCGATAACACACGATATGTGCCATTGACCGCATCGTTGAAGAATCTTATGATCAATATATCATTGACGTTCAATCCGTGTGGCACAGTAAACTCTACCAATGATCTACCGTCAAGATTGTCTGATACTAATATGATATCTCCGGGCACGGTTTCGACACGGAAAACTCCCCAATCATGATTGTTGACCTTGGCTGCCCAGATGGTACTGCCCACACCGATTTCAGTCACTGATTGATTCAACGTATTCTGTGTGGTGCCAAAATCTTCGAGATCAAACACAGTAAAGTCCACATCTTCGAGATTGACATATCCAGCAGTGGGCAGGCCCGTGTCGCTGACCAGGGACATCACGGTGGGCAAAATATCTGTGGTGATCAACGGATCGCTGGTCTTATAGATATTTTCTAACAATATCAACTGATCTGCTTGAGAAGTTTCCTGCGGTAATACTATCTGCACCAATGATGGATCACTGCGCAATTTCGCTGCATCTAACAATAATTCAAAATAATTTCTATTGGCTGTTGCTCCATAGCTTCCTCGGAGCAACGCCCAGTATTCATAGATGTTGTACTCGGCGATCTCTTTTCCAAGATTTGCAAAACTGAATATCTCAGCAGCACGGACTGTTCCTTTGCTGCCCAGGAATTGTTGATAAAGTTGTACTTGACTGACGTCATCAAGATTTAATGCAGTCATGTAATCTCGAGGACGGAATCCAATCAATCCATAGCTAAACAAATCAGTTTCATTTTGCAACGAAGCATTGTAGACCGAATATGCGCTGGCTAATTCATCGCTGGCATTGGAAGCATTGGGCAAGAGTCCTTTTTGTATTTCGTCATAGTCACTCTTGATCCATAGAGTATAATTAAACTCTCGACTGGGTTGTATGATAGTACTCGCTGACCAATACTCGCCCTTGAACAACACGATTTCGCCCTTGGCATAGGCTTGATTTGGTATCCATTCCTGTATGTTGTCTTGGTTGAGAACAAAGCCAGGAGCATTTACCGTGCCGTCCCAATCGCCAGAAATCACTCCGGATACCAAGATACGACTCTGACGGGCGCCGGTGCGTGGATCATATATGAGATCATTGAATATGCTGCGATTATCCAGCACCACCATGTGTTCGTAGGCCGTGAAACTGACGTTGAGATAATTGATAGTATTCTGATTGAAACTGGTGGCGCGGAAAACATTGCCCAATCTCTCCAGCACCAACTGTCCAGGGGGTATGGCTTGACGATTCTGATTCAATATGAGATTTTTTGGTCTCGGATCAGCTAGGCTGTCAACTACAGCTTGTGGTCTAGACACAGATATACGAGTGGCACCTGGGTTCAGATTGATGATAGCACCAGGCGACCATCCTTGATTGCTCCAATACAGGAACTCTTGGCACATCTGCAGCCAGTTGAGGACATAACCGTTTTCTTGATTTTCAAAGACGAATCCTTGTCTTTCTAGCAATAATCCATAGCTGTACAAGAAATCGCAGACCGCGGTACGATTTTTAAAAGTATAACCGTAGGGTATCTGTGTGACATTGTCACTGTGCTCTGTGGCGATCCGCACCGCGGTGCTGTCTGCTCCTTGGCCAGCTTCGATCACTATGGTAGTGCCATTGGGTCGGCTGGTCAAGATTTCAAAATAAGGTTCAGCGGTGCTGTAGCCAAACACTTGCCAACCAGTGTCAGTGAGTTGCACGATTACCGAGCTGTAGGTAATCTCCTCAAATGGTTGGTTCTTGTACAGCAATAACTGATAGCTTTCATCGGGCAGCAACAATCCTGCGTTACTGCTGTTGGGGGTGGATCTTTCAGTGTAAAGACGCAGATATTTTTTGTCAGAGAATCCAGCCAATCTCCAGCAAAGGTGTATACCGATGTTTGACAGTTTATCGGTCAGCCCCTGTGTGCTGTTGACTCCCAATTGGCGATTGTAATCGATAATCCAGTTGATGTAACTGGCCTTGCTGACACCGTTGCCATAAATGGGTGACAATTGCTTGGCGTCCAATCGATAACGCCCATCCCATAGATATTGTGCTAGATCGGGCTGATACACATACCGATCACGATCGGCGAATAAGCTGAAGAATTTCGCAGGTTTGGTCAGGGCCAATAATCTCATCACGGCGAAAGGCCAGCTAGAGCTGGTACGCCAGACATTTTCTACAGGACCGTCGTCGCCAAACACCCAACTGCGTCGGAAACTGGTGCCATCATAATTTCCTACAGTGCTGTCGATGGGTGCCAATAATTCTCCTTCGCTATCGGAAGGGATAACATCGGTCAACCCAGGACGTGCATATTGCGGTAAGAAATATTCTCCGTTGGGGTCGCGCACACGACCTTGTGATAAATCTTCCCACAACACCAAGTTACCCGAAGTATAAGGCGCGGGACCATAGTAGTTCTCCCACCAATCGGGACGTTCGCTGAATCCCAACATTTCCCAGGGTGTGGTATTGGGAGTTATGGTATCATAGAAATAATTGTAGATGCCACGCCATGCGCCCAACAATGGTTGGCCATTGAGCTTGTTACTGCTTTGGCCATAGTTGTATGTGATTGGGTCGTTGGGTAGATATGTCTGTGGTGCATAATCTAGTTTGTTCCATCCGGCCCAAGTCAAGAAATCACTAGACAGTATTTCATTGATTTCAGCCAAGGTATAATCTGTCTCGCGAAACTGCCCCGGGATCACTTCTGCAGCAGAAATGGGCACGGGCGTAGATATCTTGATGTTATTGAAAACTCGAATTTCAAACTCCAACAACACTTGATCTCGAAAATCGCCAAATGCCACAGTGATCGACCCATCGTGTCCGCGAATCACTTGAGTGGGATTCACATATGCTTCATCAATGTAGATCGCCGGACAGAATTTAGGATACAGTCCCATTTTGCTAGGAGTGTTAGGCACATAGGTGCCGTAGGTAGCAGAGAATTCTCGGAATTCGATTTGATCTCCAACTACAAGATCTCGCAAGAATGTCACGGTACGGCTACCGCTGTTGGCGATGTAATCGTAACCTCGTATCTGTATAGTTCCATTGACATAGACATTCAATCCAAGATAATTGCTGGCATCGTAATCGTAGGTCTGTCTTGTGTCAAATGTATCTGTTGAGATCAGACTCACAGTATAGAACGTGGAAGAATAATTTTGTCCTGCGGGCAACATATCGCCCCAATAGAATGGACTCTGATTGGTCTTACCAAGCGCGATCTCAGCCAGCACAGCATCTAAAATCTGTGTGGGCGTATTGCTGATGAAATCCCCTTGACTGGCCAGATCCATCAACAAAGCCTTGAACTTTTCATATTCTTGGCTGTTGAATCTCAGCGCATCAATGACTTCGTATCGACGGTCTCTCAAGAAAGGACCGGCCAGAGCCAATGGCGCAGAATTCTGGACGATCTTGGTACCATAACGGAGGATGTTTCCAAGATCTCGTGTGTTGTTGGCTCCAATGATAGGACCTTGGATATCTGACAGATTTTGTCCAATAGTCTCGTATTGGGCACGTATAGTACCCAAGGTAAAGCTATTGCTGTTCTCGTTGAGAGGGTTATTTTCAAGGTTCAACGGAACTTGATAAAATGCCACAGCACTGGCTTGATCGCTGATGACCTGTACTTCCAATACTGTACCAATGTTGGCACCGCCGTTGAGGGTGATGATCGTATTGTTACCGTTGACTTCTGTGGTGTACTGATCTGGATTGATATATTCTGTGCCTTGGAATATCTGCACAGGTGCAGACGGCGAATCGAGATCAACCGGTACATCTAGGATCAACGGGCTTCCGTCGTATATGAAACGAAATACCTGGCGGCTGCGATTTTCTACTATAGAATCTTGCCAGCCAATCTCGCGGCTAAACAATGTCCGATCCAGATATTGTCTTACAAATCCTGTGCCGATACTCTCTTGCGAACTCACGCTGTTTCTTACATACAAGAATGTATCTGTGTAGAGATAATTTTCAAAAACGATATCACCCACGTTGTTGATGTTAAGGTATTTCAATGCGAATCCTAAAACATCATCTGACCTTCCGGTTCCCCCGGCTGCGTACCCAAACAAACGACTACCAGCAAAAGTTGAGCTGGGATACACTGAAAGATCGCTGAAACTGATGCCATTGGCATCGTAAACATCAAACAACGGTGCTTGATTCACACCAATTTTTTGCTGTGCCAACACCCAATCAGATCCGTTAAACCAATAACTTTTACCTTGTTGTGTATTGCCACTGAGGCACACCACGGTTTGATCGATCAGCGCACGGGCATCAAAGATTGGCGTGAGATTGATGATTTTCGCTGAACCTGGATCGCCGTCGGGATCAATAAAACTGACCTCATAGACACGATTGCGCACATCTGGATCTCGGTCTCCTGCGAAAATCACTCGACTGCCGTCAATGAATGTATAACCGTCGATGCTGTATCCTAGCTGTCCGTTGATGTTACTAAAAGCATCTGTGGCAGCAAAGTCGATTATGTTGACTGGTAACTTGGCTTCTGTTCCAAAATTAAATAATCTTAGATCAGGTCGAAATTCAATGATAGGACGCTTACCCCGCTGAGAGTTATCAAACACTGGTATGGTGTTGTTTAATTCGGCGGCGTACCGGATAACGTCCACGTGGAACCAACGATTGCTCCGACTCCAGGCATTGCGATCTCGGCTGGCACGATTAATCGTGATATAATCTGGTACCAACGGAGCGTTTAATGTGCCATCATAGTTTCCAAAATCGTAAGGCAATGAGTCATAGGGTTCTGACAGGCTTTCGGTATATGTTTCGGGGGTAACTAATTCTCGCACCGGTATTAAACGTATGCCATTGCCCGACGTGGCTCCTAGAACTCCTTCTGAAGGCAAAGGCGCATTTTCAGGATATCCTGCTCCCCGATTGGCCAAACTTTCTGCTACAGTATCATAGATGTATTGTTGGAATTCAGTTTCACTGTGGATCGCACCGGTCAGTCTCTGGTTGTCAAAAAGATGCCAGGGTCCAAAATATGCTTCTCCATCAACGAATCCCACTCTGGCATCAACACCAAACCCGGTGCCGACTCCTTCAACATAATATTCTTGATCTTGGAACTCAGCCGGTTCAGTGAATCCTCGGAATTGTACTTTTAATCCATTGGTGAACACCACTCCGTTGGGGCTGGTGTAATTTTTTGCACCAATGATCTCGTCGATACGCACAGGATTTAGTCCGGCAGAATCTACTAGGCGTATGCGACCAAATAATTCTGGATTCAGACTGTCCTGATACCATAGTTCATCCAAGGCCGCAGTCAAAAGAGGAATCTTTTCAGGAAATCCCGATGCGTTGCGATACCACTGAGTATTGCTCCATTGGTTACCAAACAACACTCTCCATTTTTCCAGTAAATTGACACTCAACACCGGATCCAGACGCATATACGGATTGCCAGTATCGTCATTGATATAACGTATCTGCCACACTCCGTAACGGGTGTTGGGATCGACTATGTCGATGGTTTCATCAAACGTGGTGGTGTCAAAACTACCAGGACGTCCATTGTTGGTTGGGGACTTCAACAATGGATCAAATTGCGTGTTTATTTGCCAGCCGCCGTCCTGGGAATCTGCGATGCGATTAGTGAATACCAGTGTACGATCTTTTAAATTAGTGATTCCGTCGATTCCCAGCGGATTTAATCTTAAAAACTCATCCACATAGACATTGTTGATCTCATTGAATTTGAGATCAGTGATGAGATCTACTGTACCTGCAGTATTGGGCGCACGGCCGGGAATCACACCAATGGGAACAAGAGTATAAAAGAAATCCTGCGCTGTTTTTGATGGTACGTTGAAAGTAATAGTTCCAGCATCTGCACCGTTGTTGATGACCCCTAGGACGTCTCGGCTAGAGATGTTAGGAGCACTGGGCAATCGGCCATCGACCCCGGGGTTGGACTGAATCCAAAATCTAGCGCCACCGCCTTGAGATATTTGGAACGTATAAGATCCGCCGCGTACCAGTGTAATGGTAGGATTATTTCCTGCTTCCCCTGATAGTTGATATCCAGAATTGGTTCGTGTGACATTCCAATTATCCGTCAAAGGCACATCTGTGGCGTTGACGTCTACTGCTTCAGGGCCCTCGGGTAACCAATAATATTGGCTGTAATTGGTAAACTTGTCAAGATCGCAGAATGGATCCCAGACATAATACTGGCTCTGGAACAGTCTATCTTGACGTGTGGTGTTGGCGCCTTGTAGATCCAAAGCATCAATCATGCCTGGATGCGTGATGGCATCTTCTGGGGTGGTGGTTTCTGGTTTAAAAAATACTACGCCAGGCTCAAGTTGATAGTCACTACGAGAAGCAGTAGGTTCTACTACATAATTATCTGCAGGATTGACACCAGGGCCCACGCGACGACCCACATATCCTTGTGTTTTGACCAAAGATGGTTCTTGTGTGAGCTGATCGAGTGTGGCTGCCAGAAACTGTTGATTGGTTTCTGTGCGGAAAATTTGTGGTAATAAATCTACGGTTCTACGTCGGCTGGCCATCAATATTCACCTGTCTGACTGAGTGTGTTTTGTGTAGGATACAAACCAGTTACCGAAGTCTGGCTACGTATGTTGCTTTGTGTCAATGCGTCAATCACTTCAACATCTGCTACCGTGGCACCATTGACGAAAATCTCATTGGGTGCAGAACGTATCTCGTAAAGATCACCGAATGTTTTAAGAGGATTCAATGGTACCAGTACTACAGAAGATATTATCGATCCCATTCTTTCATGGAGATAAGCAGCCAGTTCAGAGAAGAAAAAGCTATCACCAAAATCCCATTTATCTATGGTAAAATAGGCATTCATGTTAGCGACCACTTGGCTCTTGATCTCAGATATCGACGCTGTGCTGCGAGGTTCGCGCACCACTTTGATTGTCGCACGCAGTTCTGGCGCGGCCTTGGCTCCAAACAATGGTTTGAATGTCACGCTGTTCAATACAAGATTGTCCGAGATCATCTTATAATCATTTAATGCAGAATATGCTGTACTGAGTTCTGCGATTGTTGGCCGTTGTGGTTCTGGAACTGTTCCTGTGGTATCTTTAATATAATTTTGATAAGCGGTATAATAACCTTGTGTGACCACATATACATCAATGATGTTGGTAATGCCCGGATCTATCACGTTTGTCAGCGGGCTATTATGTCTGTACTGGAAATAAAGATCTTGTCGACCAACCCGGGTAATAAAATCTGTTCTTTCAGTCAACACACGATTGATCACTCCATTGACCAATGTCACAGTCAATTCATAAAATTTAGTCTCGGTGGTAGCGTAAAAAATCTGTCCGCTGGGATATTCAGCCTTGACCAATTCAATGGAATCTTTGGTAGCGTAGAGAGAATTGATCACACCAGACGCCACTGGTAGATAACGTTCAAGGTCGTCAAAATCTGTGGTTTTCTGGAAAAATACCAATTTGCTTGGCGAATTTATCGATGGTGCCACCAAGCTATCAAAGAAATCAGGATCGTCGGCAATGCCATCGGCATCACTATCGGTATAACTGACCACTACCTGATAGTCATTGACATATCCATCGCTTTCCACAGGCTGCGCGATAATATCCACCGTGACATCTCCCGGCAATGGTTCGCTGCTATCGGGACGACTATTAGTCTTGAGTATCTTGATAAAATCATTGATCACTCGGCCAGTTTTGCTGTCATAGACTTCTTCTAGTCCATCAAATGTGAATCTAGTCTGTATCACGCTGGCAAAATAATAATCAAGACCACGAGAAGTGACCACATAGCTATCACCGTTGGTCACGAATTGTATCAGCCAAGAAGCGTCAAGATTGGCTCCGGTAGTGTTACCAGCATTGATTAAACTGAATTCGGAATCTGCTGCCAGATTGGTAGAAGTGATGAGATACCAGGTTCCGGGTGTGCCGGTGACCCTGCCAATGTTATCATATCCCAATCCAAAATTACGGAATAATTCGATTTGTTGTATGATGCTTTGTTCCAGGGCCGCAGGAAGATCCGTGACAAATTTAGGTATAACTTGCTTGGCTTCGGCGCCGGCCGGGACAAAATTATTAAGGGCCACAGGACCGGATCCGTCAGGCAAGTTTCCAAGCCCGTTGTTGGTACCGTCTAGAACCACTGCTGATATGGTGGCCCATATCACCATTTTTTCATCGGCTCTTGTAGGGACACCGGCCACTAAACGATTCTGTGCGTCAAAGAAAAATCCCGCAGGAGGCTCAAACTTGACCAAGCTGCCTTGTGTGATATATTTGGCATTGTTACTGCTATAAATGCCCAACGGTTGCGGAGAGGTTGGCGATCCGGAATAGAAAAATCCAGTAGTTTCATTGACCAGACGTGTGCTTTGTTGCCAAGATAGATTGATGATCTTTAGATCTGGACGATAAGGACTGGAACGATAATTTTGATAGTAAAACTGTGTTAGCGACCGGCTGGTCAAGAGAGGTTCCACACTATTAACTAACACATCAACGATTTCGTTGCGATTGATCCAATCAAATTCAAAACTAGGCAACACATTCTGACGATACAAAACACCGTCGGAAGAGAATATATTAGTACTGGAGTATTTTCCGGTGATGTCAGTGAGATCTATATATCTACTGGTGCCAACGGAACTGCGTGCCACTGCCTTCGATTTGATGATAGAGTTGTATCTGGTGAACGGAAAGTTGTTGTAGTCCTCGCCGTTGACCATGCGATTTTGTGTGTAGTAGCGAGCAGGAGCACGCTGTTTGATCTCTTCGATGGTCTCCCGTGCTTCGGCATTGCTGATCGGCTCGGTGATACCGCAAGTAAATGTAATGGTTTCGACCCGTCCAAAACGGCTCACATAGCTGACCGGCAAAGTGATGGCCTGCATCTCTTCGGGATTGACGATGTATTCCAGTCCATTAGATGCTCGCACATAGGCGCGGAAGAAACCCACCGGGGTCTCGGCAAACACACCATCACCAAAAGTCAGCGTGATCTGATCGTTGGCGCGGCTAGTGATGCTGTAAAGTTTGCGCTGGTCGGGTGCCAGTTGTTCCACAGCAGCAGCATAGATGCTCTCCACATACTTCCACTCGCTTTCTATGCTACCTATATCATCGAGTTTATACAACCAATGATCTTCGTTGTTGCAACCCTCGATGTTGATGTTGACTGTGCGATTAGGCACAGCTTCTGCAAGATTGAAATCTTGGTTCTGCAGCACACCTTGCTTGAACAAGAAAAAGAATCCGGTGTTGTCGGATCCAAAACCCAACCGATCATTACGGTAGAGTATGTTGAACAGTCCTGACGGTCTCGGTGCCGGTTCGTAGACATAATCTCGTCCCAGGCTGGTAGAAGATGTGGCTTCAAACGGCATGGTCATACCATCCACCGATGCTGTATAAGGGATCACCGGCAGGAATCCTGGAACGAGATTCACCGCATATTCGCTGGTTTCTATGCCCAAGATATCCTGACGGTTGGCAGGGCGGCCAAACTTTTGGCTATCAACCAGTGCGGCGTTGATGATCTGCGTGAACTGCTCTAACCAGTTGGGATTAGTGGGATCGTTCCAATCCACAGTGACATTTGATAGATTGATGCCATTGTAATCTGTGATATTTTCTGTGGTAGAAACTGAAAATACTTTGAGGAATCCCTGGGCCGCTTGATTGCGTTTGGGTGTATATGATATCAAGTTGGCCAAGCGCACCACCGAATCTCGGCGCTCGGCTGTGTCTAGAAAATTTTCGCGTGCATTTAAATCATTGCGGAAAGCCAGGGCCTGTCCCATGAACGCCATGACGTCTAGCAATGCGATAAATTCCGAACTTTCAATGTAGTCGTTGAAAGTTTCTGGATAATACAGGCGCAGATAATCTACGAAACTCTTGCGTAGAGTCTCAAAATCGTAGCTCTGGAAATCGGCTTCGCGATAGGTTTGATAGAATCTTTTCCAGTCTTCTACACCAAAAATCGCTGTTTGTCTCGTGGTCTTAGGCATCATGGCTCACCATTATAGAGTATTTATGGTGCGCAAAAACTGGGTAGTTTTAGACGATGGTGGCCCGCTGGGCTGTCTGATCAAAAAACAAAGCCAGCAACTGCGCATCGGCGCTGGACACAGTCTGTAGTTGTAATTCAATCAACATACCGTTGTCTTGTGGATACACCGAGACGTCTATAACAGCTACTCTGGGATCCAGGGCGACTATGCGCCGTACTTCGTCGAGGATCTGCGCTTGCGTGAGTTCAAGCTGATTTTCAAAAATAAAACTCCACAAGGTGGTTCCATATTCGGGACGACCCGGTAGCTCACCTTGCTGGATATTAAATGCATTGGCCAGATCCCGTTTGATCAATTCAAAGTCCGTGAGGGTGAACTTTTTGTATTGATTGATGGTATTGAATCCAATAAATGTGGGCATGATGTTATTTAAGCCTGTAAATCGCCCAAGGGCAGCAACCCCCTGCGAGCCCTCTCAGCGTTAATGCGCTCGAGTACAATGGGATCGTCACCGGAGTATGTGAGATCACTGTTGGGAGTGTTGTTGTAGAGTCCGGTAGTGAAATCTGGCGTAGGAATCTTGGGATTTCCGATCACTCGTGCCACGGCCTGATCCACGCTGGTTCGTTGTACCGTCCCAGTGAACCCACCAAGACGCAGTCCTCCGGGTATGAGTTCTCCGGCTTTTTGATCCACAAAGTTCACAGCGTATTGAGCATTCTTGGCCACGGAATTTATGGTGCTAACAAGATCTGCAGGCGCTGCACCGCTGATCCATTGCAGGGTTTTATCTACACCAAACTTCGCAGCGGTCTGGACGAATCCAGCGAGCTCACGGGGAGCTTCGTTACCGGTGACTACGCCCACGGCTTTCAGTCCATCCAACGCAGTGACCATTATCTCGTTTTGGATGATATCTTGTAATCCAGGATCCGATAATAAGTTAACCAGATTCGTGACTCCCGATTTTCCTGTCCAAACGCTGGGACTAGATAATACTGTTTCCAGTCGGGCTGGATCCTGCAAGAAGTTTTGCAAGGTACCGGGCTTAAGGAATCCTGCGCTTTCCAGCTGCGATGCACTGAATCCAAATTTTCCTATGCCTTTGTCCAAGGATATTACATCAAAATCCTGGCCAACATCGGCGGCGGCCTGGGCCAGCAGTCCTGTGACTTGCGTGGGGTCCAATGATCCCACGGTGATCTCTGCCAAGGGTTGTGATAAGAAAGCAGAGGCATCGATGCCACCTATGACCGGTAGATCCACTAACTTGCCTAACACACTGGCAGCACTGGAGAGAAGACTGCTGCTGGATCGTGCACCTAAATCAGTGACAGATGCTACTCCTTGATTGTGATAGGGATAAGGTTCGTGCGTGGGCGCACGTGTCACGATGGTCTTGAGTTTACCAAACTCTGTTACCCACCCTTGATTTTGTTTGAACACTGTGTCCGGTAAGCTAAGGTCCCGGAGGCTGACGGGGGTTTCTACCGGCGCTGCACCACCAGAGTTGAGATTTATACACCCAGCTTTGAGGTTGAGGCTGGCGCCACCGTCCCATGATCCTGCGGATGTGTTTTTCAATGCCAGGCTACCATCGCTTTTGATACCAATCAAGTTTTTGCTGTAAAGAGTCATCTTGCCTGTGCCAATGATGTCCACGCTGGCGTCGGCTTCAAACTTCATGGTGGTGCTTTTCATATTAATGGCACCGCCGGCAAACATGTTGATATCTTTGTCGGCGTGCAGATTGATAGTACCTTGCGTGCGCACGTTTACGGAGTTGGTAGAGAAAACATCTACCGTGCCTTGTTTGCCTAGTTCAATCCAGGTTTGGCCATTAGCGTGTATGATATAGAAACAGTCACCATCGTCACTCATGGTGATTTGATGTCCTTTGGCCGTGCGGATACGCACCAGGGTATCGCGTCCTTCAAGGTCGCCATCGTCCATGACCAAGCTGTGGCCGCCGCGGCGTGCTATTACACGGATGTCTTGAGGTTTTAGTTCGTTGCGATCTAGCTGGCGTTTGATCTCTCGTTCGTCAATGCCGCCTTGATATATGGCTTTACCAGGAGTAGAAAATCCAAACACTGCCGACGGGCTTTCGCGCTGGCTATTGGATGTGATTGGGCCGCGGACGGGATCTGTGATCAGACCTTGTTGCAGCATGATGGCAGCCACATAGCTATGCACCGGTTTGTCTTTGTCAAAAAATCTAGGATCTTCTGCGATGGCCAGATTATCATCATTGATCTCTGTCACAGGCAACCGATCTGCATCATCAAGATATTGAGATTGACCGCTGTTATCTAGCTCATAACGACGACTGGCACCTATAGCAGGTACCATGTGATTGATACCGGGCACAGGAACACATCCGGTATAGTAACCTTGATTGGGATCGCCGCCGGCGAAGAAACAAATCACCTGTGTGCCGATATCCGGAGGGGTGAACCACATGCCATAACTTTGCAGGTTTACTGAGAAAGTTCCTGTACCACTATCAGGTCTAGGGTCTGGGTTCGTGGTTCCATAAAATGGGGGGATATAACTGACAGTGCGCCATAGAGTTTCATCATCAGGATCATCTCCGGCAAATTGTTCGATATAAACTTGTAATCGTCCACTGCGGGTGGGATCAATGTTGTTTCTCACCACACCTATGAATGGACCAAACTCAGAAGGAGTACCGCCCCGATCAAATTTATAACCTTGGCCACGGCCTCGACTGCGTTGTATATTATCTGCCATTGTTTACCTTTTAATCCTTGACTATGTCTTGTATTCTCACCACTGGTACTGCTGGTGTTTCTTGTGTCAATCTTGCTTCTAGCTGTTTTATTTGCGCATTTATACTGGTAGAGGTAGTGAAATCGCCGCGAGACAGGGCACGATCTAATTCCGAACGTAGAGTAATTATTTCTCGCTGTATGGGCGTCAGTTCTATTGAGGTCCCCACCAATGGCGACGACCCTGGTACTGCGGGAACAGCACGGAAAGGCACGGGCTGAGTGATGCCCACTGTTTCTCCGCCGCTGGTGGGCGGCTGCGCAGCTGATGCTGGCAATGTGGTAGAAAACTGAGACGGTGTTGTGCTCTGGCCCGCTAATTGTGCGGCAAGACTGTCGGTGCGGGCACCGGTGGGAGTGGCATCGCGAAAATCGCGGAACCAATCTGTGGCGTTCTGAGCGTTTTGCAAAGTGCCGGTCGTTGGGACTCGGACCACTGAAGGAGTTGTATTACCTGCTCGAGATGTCTGTGCAGCGACATTACCTGCCGATGTCTGCGGTCTTCCTTCTACTTCCATGTCTGGAGATGGTTTTCGGAAAAGGACCTGGGCCCCTTCGAGTTCTTGTACAAAACTACCTTTGCTAAAAACACTGTCCACTGTGAAAGCACGATACACATAACTGATCTGTGCCTCTGACACCATCTTGCCATCTGCACCTCTCACTGTGACATTTTTTTCAGTGACATCCATGAGGCCGGTATTGAGATTGTAATCAACAGGCTTGTTAAACAATATCTCATAGATGGGCTCTCTGGTCTCATAATTGATAGACCCATCTGGCAATACGGTATCAAAATCGGCACCAGAACCTGCGCCCACCGGACCAGATACTCCGCTCCAGAGATCTCCTTGCTGTATCCAATCAGGATCTCCGATGATGGTGAGCTTGCTGCGTATGGTATCGCTGGGACTGTAAAGGCTGTCTGCAGCGTTGGCTGGAGCTTCAAATACTTTTCCGGTCTGTCCTTGATCGCTTTCGTTGCTGCGTGTCTGCGGTGCTGATTTGTCTATGGTGCGATAATCAGTGTAGAGGGTTTTTGTTGGAGCGTTGGGTCCGCTGAGTACTGTGTAGTATAAGAAATTGTATTCCTGCGTGAAATTTAACACAGAGGTATTGAGACCAGTGAACCAATAATTGTATTTTTTAGGAGGGACCCAAGGGCTGCTAGGTCGGAAATATTGGCTCTTGAGATCCGTGACCAGATATGGAGCGATCTGATAGGTGAACTTGTAAGCGTAGTCTCCGCGTTTGTTGTCATACTTGATAGGGGAGGCCTGCAGAGTGATGGTGTACCAAGCAGTTTCGGGTATGGCCTGACCATTGGGCTCATATTCTTTTTTCTTTTCATTCCATTTCTGTGTCTGCTGATCTGTGATGTAGCTGCTGCTGCGCAGGACCTGGTCCAGGAATTGCATGATGGTGGTTCCGGCCAATATGCTTTTGTTCTGGCTGGTAAAATCGTTGCTCTGCCTCGCACCATCTTTGGCCTGCTGAGGATTGTTGGTCTGGATCATGGGAGGTTTTTTCTTGTCCACTGGGCCAGCAGGCAACAACTTGGCATTCTCCATCTCTGGTACTTTGAATATGATCTCGTACTCGTCAGCGACTTCGATCTCGCCGGTGTCTTGTTTGTTTTTCTGATATTGATTTAAAGCATCTACCAGACCTTTGCTCAATGTTTTGGGAGTATTGGTCTTGGGAGCAGCATTGGCCTTGGGCGGTGCCGGGGGAGTCGCGCCAGCTGGTGTAGTTGATGTTCCTGTCACACCGCGAGCTTCTCTTGGTAACCCCGAAGCAGTGACACCTTCTGCGGCCTGGGGAGTTGTGGTCGCTGCCGCAGAAGTTGTGCTGGAAAATGTGGGGGATCCAGATAATAATTCTTTGAGAGTGCTGGCGGTCAGCTCGACATTGTAAGGTATGCTGTTTCGCTGTTGTGTTGATGCGAGATTCTGGATTCCCACTGCCGAGCACTCGTATTCTGTGAGATTGTTAGAGATGCGGAACTTGATGCCGGTAAACTGGAAAGGTATCCATTTCTCCACAACGGCGTTGGCGTCTGTGGTAGTACCTGTGTTCCTACCAGGAGTGATCATGTTACCATATTGATCGTAGCCATAGAATCTTATGACCATGAGGTAATTCTGTGCGGCATAATTGATCGGCGCACGTCCGCTAATCTCACCGGTCTGGGCCAGATGATCTTGCACGGCCTTGTATAAATTGTCGATCAGAGTGATGCCATTGGGTTCAGTGATTTTAAAAGAAAGCTCAAATACATTATGCGCAGATCTTGTGCCACGGCCTTGGATGATGCTTTTCAATCTCACATCGTCGATGTAGTAATCGAGATTGAAATAAGGATTGCGGCCAAGATTGCGACGGGCCGCACCGGTAGATGAAATGCCGTCTTGATCTTGTTGGATTTCTTGTGGATCCACAGACACTGGATTAGGGTTGGTATTGGGTGCGCCGGCACTCTGGATAAGCAATGAATACCCAGCGAGATTTTTCTTCTTGCTCAGCAGCTGATATCTATACTGATTGGGGCTCATGAGATAGATCGATATGCTGTAGGTATAGCTGGCATATTGATCTAGTATGTTCGGCGCTGCCTGCAGTTGCCCAGTCTGTCCAAATATTTCTCTCAACAGAGTGCGAGTGGAATTATCCCCTTGTCCATCATCTCCGGCGGCCACTCCTGTGGTAGCGGCGTTGGCACCGGGATTTCCTGCACCGGAATTTGGTGTTATTGGACCCGGGAAGGCCAGATTCTGATACGACTGTATCTGCTGTGCTTTTTTAGTAGCCGCATCCAGTCCGATATCTAGAGCGGAGCGGAAAGGTTGTGCGTTTGTGGGCTCGGCTCTGCGGATCACGCTGACTGTGCCATCGGGGTTTTGTACCAATGGAGCCGTAGACGGTGATTGTACATTAGCGCCTTCGGCATTGGCAGCTTGATCTTCCTTGGCTGTCTCGCCCACACTTTCGCGTCGGATAGCCGAAAGCTGCGCATTGAGTTGTCGGATGTATTCTTCAGTGTCGCTTATGAATTTTTCAAGCTCGGCTCGATCAGCCGGATCCGTGGTTCGTGCCAATGCTGACCGTGCATTGTTTAACGCTCGGACCGCACCAGCAAGATCTTGTTCGATGTTATAGGGTGTCAAGGCCATAGATTAAAATCCCAGCGCTGTTCTCAAGGTGGAGATCTTGGGCAAATAGATCTGCACGCCGGCTTGGAAATCCCAAGGTGGGGCAGCCAAGGTATTGGGATTGCGCTGATAGAATACCCACCATAGTTGGCTCTGTCCGTAAAGGTCCAGGGCCAGCATGTCTGGTCGATATTGATAGGTTTCTACGATAGTGAATAGCTTATCGTCTGCCTCACGAGGGATGGGTCGATTGGTCATGACATCTAAGAAAAACTGCGAGATGCCAGTGTTGAAGTATGGACTGGTGGTGTCGTATTGTGCAGCCATTACCAGAATCCTTTCTCTATCAAACTACCATTGGCATAGTTCTTGAGACTGAACTCTTGACTGATCTGTTGGCGAGTCTGCATGGGATGTAGTATTATACTAATATCAATCTTGGTGGGCACATAGGTGGGTGAGTTGGTGCCTAATGCGGGCGGCGCGGGTTTATCATATTGCGAAAGCCCTGTTCCCAGTTGCGGTTGCAAGAGGTTTTTGATCCTTGACACCGCCGACGAAAATGGATCTGTGGGCACTGCTCGACGGCCTTCTCGGAGATTGTTCTGATTGGTGCCGTTGATGTTGGGGCTCAATGCACGGATGTAATCTACATCATTGGGCAACGTGTAGTTAAACTGTGTGACCACACAGGGATTGAGATTGAATTGATATCGTCCAAAACCTTGTAAAAATACCAACGGCGGTGGTGTTCCTCGTTGGGCATCCTGACCGTAAAACATCTTGGTCACTGCCTTGAAGAATGTCATCACTGCCAAGAGATAGTTGGCCTCCCGGGTATCTTGCGCTGTAAAGGTGGCATTGATCTGTATGTCTTCCTGTTGGCTACCTTGATAGAAGAATCCACGATAGTTGGAATGCGTGAGATTAGTAGAAGAATATTCAGCGCGATAGGCCTGTATGATCTGTGGCGTATAAGGAAACACCACACCGTCAGTCTCTTTGAGCGGCTGTAGCAAAGGACCGGGACTATCGGCTTTGTATAGATAATTGGCGCTGGGAGCGAGACGGAGACGCACACGCCAGTCGCCATCGTTGGCCAATTTTCGTTGCTGTTGTAATGCTGCCTGCGCTCTTGCTTGATTGGTCAATGCTGCTTGTCGTGCAGCAGCACGGCCGGCAGCTGCTGAATCAGTCAGGGAAGGATCGATGAAATCATCGCCGATATACACCGGGCTATCGTTGCCATCCAGTGTCCATCCAGGATTCAAATTGCCATCGTCATCAAATGGTGTTCCGCGGCTCAGCGGATCTGCTTGTGGGTCGTCGGCAAGATCAACCGCTGTGGGCTCTCTCAAGGTACTGGCTTCAGCGGCTTCTCGTTCGGCGGCCAGGGCAGCTTGGTACTGTTCGTATTCGTAGTCATCTACCGGTGCAGGATCTCTGGGTACACCAAAAAATCCGCCGCCTTCTACTGGAGCGACAGGGTCTAGTGGCGGGGGATCCACTATCGTTCCTGTAGTATCTACTGTGACCACCGGGGCAGGCTGCACTTCGATGGGGGTGATCTCTTCATTGGTGGTGCTGCCCACACCACGGATGTTTATTCGCAGGGGTTCTTCGGCGGCTGGTACCTGTGGATCAGGGGGGTTAGATGCTGGTGTTGGTGTTGTTTCAACCACGCGAGGCGTTGATGCTGCTCTATTGTTCACTTGTGGATCTTGTGCGGCATCAGTACCAACCGAATTAAATACTTGAGTATAATTTGTTTGGGCCGCTGTATAAGCACTGTCCGCCGAGGCCAATTGATTTTTTGCTATCGCCAGATTTTGCTGTGCTTGTGATAGCACTCCGGGATCTACTTCAGATCCGGCTTCTTGAGCCAGCTTCAAACGACGCTCGGCTCTTATTAGATTCGTGCGTGCTTCGTTTAATGCATCATTGGCCCGTTGCAAGGCAAGATCTGCTTGATTTAATTGTGCCTGGGTGCTCATAGGATATCCTGTGATGTATTTACCGTGGGCAAAAACGGCTAACTTTATAGTTGTAAAAGATTTGACAAATGTGTCAAATGTTGTACAATAGCTACATCCAAAGGAGATAAAACCGTTGTCTATAACACCTCCACCCAAGGTAAATTACCTCAATAACCGCGATTTATTAAAAGAAATACACCTGAGCAAGAACACATACTGTAGTTTCAGAGATCCCCAAAAAGATCATCAGTATGATATAATCTTGAGCAGCGTTAGCAAGATCAACCAGCGGACCATTGCAGAAGCCCGACGCAACCGAGCTGCCAGATTGACCAAGGAAACCGGCGCGGAGGTCAACGAAAAGAAGATCCCCAACACCGATTTAGTTTTCCGAATCATGACATGGGAACACATACCCATAGCCCCAAAAAAACAGCCCAAGGCTGCAGCGAAAAAGAAAAAAACCATCGAAGATATCTTGGGATTTGAAGAGTTACCACCCGAAGACCCTTTGGCAGAATTAGTAGATGAACCTGTACTAGATCCGGTGCACGTCAGGGTAAATTTCCCTCCGTTTTTCCATTATCGTATCACAGATCACAAGGTACCATACCTCGTGGGAAAATCGCATTGGAAAGGCGACGTTGACACCGGAGAGTACAGCCGGGATCACGGCGAGATGACCCGTAAATTGGCCATGATGTTCATGAAACTCTGCGAACGTTATGCTACCAGATCCAACTGGCGGGGATATACTTACAACGAAGAAATGCGCGGCCAGGCGCTGTTACAGCTATCGCAGATCGGTCTACAATTTGACGAAAGCAAAAGCCAAAATCCGTTTGCGTATTACACTGCAGCCATCACTAATTCGTTCACCCGTGTGCTAAACATCGAGAAAAAGATGCAGAACATCCGCGATGATATATTAGAGATGAACGGATTAAACCCGAGCTGGACGCGGCAATACTCAAATTCGGCGCAACCTTCCGCACCGGTTGCAACGTCCGCAGAAGAGTAGTATAATTAAACGCCTTTTATTGGGCGTTTGATAAATAATTGCATGATTTATGCAATTGATTATTTTGGATTCGTTTATCAATGGTTCGATAACAAACGAAAAATGTGGTATATCGGTAGCCACCATGGTCCATTGGACGATGGCTATATTTGCTCTAGTCAACAAATGAGAAGAGCATTCAAGAGAAGGCCAGCCAACTTTACAAGAACTATTTTGGAATTCAATCGGATTAATGATTGCAATATCACACTACAACTAGAACAGAAATACCTTGATAAAATTAACAACATCAAAGACGATCCGCGATACTATAACAAGAAAAATGAGGCAGAGGNAGGCTGGTCATTTATTTCCAAATGCCATGNTGATAAAAGAGCAAAAACATTGAGATCAAAACATAACAAATCTGGTCTTAGTAAAAAAGAACGCGAAAGTTATAGAAAAAAAATCGAGACTCGATTAACTCGCATCGCCAAATCTGGCTTTACAGAAAAAGAAATTGAACAACATAATTCCTATGGGTACGAATGCAAAGTTATTCTTCCAACTGGCGAGGAGAAAATATATCCGTCAATGGTAAAAGCATCAAAAGACTTGAAGATTGATTGTCAGTATGCTAGACTTGTAACTTTGCAAAATAGGTCGTACAAAGGATACCAAGTCTTTATGTTATCAGAACCCAAAATAGATTGCAGAGCGTTTAAACGATGAATCTTTTTAAAAAAGCCGCTGTTTTTACAGATTTGCACTTCGGTTTGAAGTCCAATAGTCTATTGCACAATCAGGACTGCGAAAAGTTTATAGATTGGTTTATTGACACCGCCAAAAAAAATGAATGTGAGACTGGATTCTTTCTCGGAGACTGGAGTCATCATCGTGCATCTATCAATATGATGACCTTGCAGTATAGTTTACGGGCATTAGAAAAACTTAGCAATGCATTTGATAGATTTTACTTCATCCCAGGCAACCACGATCTCTATTATCGAGATCGACGAGACATTTATAGCACAGAGTGGGCAAAGCATATACCCAATATTGTGATAGTCAATGATTGGTTTCAGGAAGGTGATGTCATAATCGCTCCTTGGTTAGTAGGCGACGATCACAAAAAGATCTCTAAGATGAATGCCAAATACATGTTTGGGCATTTTGAGCTGCCGCACTTCAAGATGAATGCCATGGTAGAGATGCCCGATCATGGTGAGATCGCTGTGGAACACTTTGGAAATTACGACAAAGTATTTTCTGGGCATTTCCATTTGCGCCAAAGCAAAAACAACATCAATTATATCGGCAATGCTTTTCCACATAACTTCGCTGATGTAGGCGATGCCAATCGCGGTGCTATGATCTTGGAATGGGGTGCCGATCCTGAATATCATGTATGGCCAGATCAACCGTTGTACAATGTTTGGGACCTGTCGTATGTGATTGATAATGCTGCAACGATATTGAAGCCCAACATGCATGTGCGTGTGCAGCTAGACATCGAGATCAGCTACGAAGAGGCCAATTACATCAAAGAAACATTTATCACCAAATACGGTCTGAGAGAAATGGCATTGATGCCCAACAAACGTGCGGCCCTAGAGGAAGACATGGCGCCAGGCGATGTCAAGTTTGAAAGTGTGGATCAGATCGTCACGGACCAGATCACCCGGATTGAATCAGAATTCTACGATCCAAAATTATTGTTGCAGATTTATCAGGCCCTATGAACATATTGATATGCGGAGACAGTTTTGCTGCAGATTATAGCGTAATCGGTACTCTTGATTACCCAGGCTGGCCCCAGATCCTGGGTATGAAACACAACGTAACCAATGTCGCACAAGCCGGCTGCAGTGAATACAAAATTTATCTGCAACTCAAGCAGTCAGATCTTGACAGATTTGATGGTGTGATAGTTTTCCATACTAGTCCCTATAGGATCTATGTCAAACAACACCCGTACCTCAGTGACACGAAACTGCATTGCAACAGCGATCTGATATATTATGACATCATAAACCAACCCGAGTTCAAAGACAAAGAGATTCTGTCAACTTTCTTTGAAAAATATTTTGATTTGGATTACGCTAAGTTTGTGCATGTTTTAATACAACAAGAAATCACGAAACTGTTACACAAGGTATTTTCGTTCCACATAGGCTTAGCCCTGCCCCATCTGGATTTTGATGCGTCCGATCTGTTTGAGCGCCACAGAGGCCAAGTGAATCATTTTGATCCAATAGGAAACAAGCAGTTAGCAGATATATTAGAACAATGGATACAAAAACATGATCTACATTGATGGCGGTAGCAACACCTACGGGGACGAGATCGAACAGAGAGAAACCAATGCTTGGCCATTCATACTTGGCAACAAACTTGGCATCCCTGTGGTAAACCAAGCAATCAAAGGTAAATCAAACCAACACATAGTTTTTGATGTCCTAAATTTTTGCGCCGGCCATAGACCTACAGCAGTAGTGATTGGGTGGGTCAATCTCTCAAGGCGAATGTTTGTGAGGGGGGAAAACAATTTCCTGATCGATATCAGCCCGTCTGGACAAAACAGCATCTATCAAGATCAGGTTGAATTCAAAAAGTTCCAAACTTTGCTTTACAAATACTGGAGCAATTTTCTATACGATGCATGGCATTTTTTGCATCAAGTGATCTTGGTGCAAAGATTTTTGCAATCACAACACATACCCTATTTCATGTTTAACGACGCAGATTCATCCAACATTTCAAAACTATTGACCATCAGCCAGGAACATAGTAAAATCAAAGATAAATTGCTGGATGCTTTTGACTTGATGACCGACGACAACATACAAAATGTTGAGACCAAACTCAACGAACTATATCGATTGATTGATCATGATAATTTTTATAATTTTTCATGGCACATTTCTAAAATAGTAAAATTTTCCAGACACCCATCAGTGTCAGATCATCGCATCTTAGCCGACTTTTTCCTGCCTTTGGTGCAGACTCGAATATGATCAACATAAAAGATTTAACAGTAAAAAATTTCATGAGCGTGGGCAATGCCACACAGGCCATCAATTTTGATCGCAGAGATCTCACTCTGGTGCTAGGGGAAAATCTAGATCTAGGCGGTGATGGCAGCCGTAATGGCACAGGTAAGACTACCATCATCAATGCTCTGAGTTATGCTCTTTATGGGGCTGCTATCAGTAACATACGTAAAGATAATCTGATAAATCGAACCAACGGCAAAAATATGTTGGTAAGCCTAGAATTTTCAATCAATGGCAAAGATTTCAGAATCGAGCGAGGTCGAAAACCTAACATCCTAAAGTTCTACGTCAACAACGAAGAACAGGCTGCTGATGACAACAGTCAAGGCGACAGCCGCGAGACTCAAGACGCGATCGAAGCAGCCTTGGGTATGACACATGACATGTTCCGTCATGTGTTGGCGCTGAATACCTACACCGAACCGTTCTTGAGTCTCAAAGCCAATGACCAGCGTGTGATCATTGAACAACTCTTGGGCATCACCTTGCTTAGTGAACGTGCTGAACGGATCAAAGAGATAAATCGTGCGACCAAAGAAGCCATCACCTCTGAGGAATTACGCATCCGTGCTGTGCAAGAAGCCAACAAACGCATCGAAGAGCAGATCGAAAGTCTCAAAAAACGGCAGACATTGTGGCTCAAGAAACAGGAAGAAGATTGTGAGAAACTGCAACAAGCTATCGAAAGCCTAGAGCATATCGATATCGATGCCGAGGTCCAAGCACACAGAGATCTTAATGCGTTCCATTACAAACAAAAAGAAATCAATGATATCAAGAAAAATATCAAACTGCTGGGCACCGAAATTGGCAAACTTGAAACCGATCGAAAAAAGTTAGAGCAAGATTTAGCCTTATTGGCTGATCACAAATGTCACGCCTGTGGACAAACCGTGCATGACAGCAAACACGAAGAGATCAAGCAAGGTAAACTAACAACCTTGGCCGATGTTGTTGCGGTCTGGCAAGAAAAACAAAATGAGTTGGTAGAATACGAAAACGAACTGGACGAACTGGGAGAGTTAGGCACAGCGCCGCAGGTATTCTATGATGATCTTGAACAGGCGTTAAATCACAAAAACAGTTTGGATGGGCTACGCAAAGATCTTTCCGCTCGTGCAGCAGAAACAGACCCTTATGGTGAACAGATATCTGATATGCAGAATCAAGCTCTGCAAGAAATCACCTATGATGCACTCAATGATCTTACTAGATTACAAGAGCACCAAGATTTCTTGCTCAAGCTCTTGACTAACAAGGATAGTTTTATCCGCAAGAAGATCATTGAACAAAACTTGAGCTATCTCAATCAGCGCCTAACTTGGTATCTGGATAGGATCGGATTGCCGCACACTGTGATCTTCCAAAACGATCTCACTGTAGAGATACAAGAACTGGGCAGAGATCTAGATTTTGATAATCTCAGCCGTGGTGAGCGCAATCGTCTAATCTTGAGTATGAGCTGGGCGTTCCGTGACGTGTGGGAAAGCCTGTATCACCCCATCAATGTGCTATTCATTGACGAATTGATTGATAGCGGGCTCGATTCTAGCGGAGTAGAGAGTGCGTTAGCATTGTTGAAACAAATGTCAAGAGATCGTGATAAAAGCGTCTGGTTAGTGAGTCATAGAGACGAACTTGTTGGTAGGGTAAGCAATATTCTCAAAGTAGTCAAAGAAAACGGTTTTACAGCATACAGTACGGACATAGATACTAATTGATGTTGCGTGAAATAAAGGTCCTACATCTCGAGCCAACGGATGTCTGCCAGGCAGCCTGTCCGCAGTGTGCCCGCGAGACCGATACATTGTTTGATAAAAAATCACAGCACCACCTTTCCGTCGATCAAATAAAAGATTTGGTGTCTTTGGAGACCGTGGCTGGATTGTACAAGATGTTTATGTGTGGCAACTACGGCGATCCAGCGGCCGGCAAACATACCTTGGACATATATCGATGGTTTCGGTCAGTGAATCACGACATCACCTTGGGCATGAACACCAATGGTGCGTTGCGCAACAAGGAATGGTGGCAGGAATTGGCTGGCATATTAAATCAATCCAGAGATTATGTGGTATTCAGCATCGATGGGCTCGCTGACACCAATCATATCTATCGACGTGGTGTTGATTGGCCGATTCTGATGAAAAACGCCCAGGCGTTTATCGACGCCGGGGGGTCGGCTCACTGGGATATGTTGGTGTACCGACACAATCAGCATCAAGTGGATGCTGCTGAAAGCCTGGCACGCAGCATGGGATTCACTTGGTTCCGTGCCAAAGTCAGCAAACGTGCCATGATCGGGGGACTAGAGCATCCTGTGAACTGGCAGCCGACGCTGATACATCGTAGCACGATCCGTTGCCATGCCTTGCAGGAACAGAGCATTTACATCGATGCACAAGGCCGGATGAGTCCGTGTTGTTGGTTAGGTAGCCGGCAACAGGAGTTCGTCACAGACATCGAACAAGTGAGACCGACGTGGAATACCGATGCACCACATCCGGTATGCCAGAATACCTGCACAGTGATCGGCAACGACACCAACTTCCGAAACCAATGGCAACGAGAGGTGGCATTATGTTAGCCTGGGATCACTGGCATATTGAACCCAGCAGCATCTGTACCTTGAAATGTCCTAGATGCCCCCGAGCCGAGGTTCCCGAGACTCTACTGAATCGACAGCTCGATCTAGGATTTTTCCAAAATCAAATTGGTGCGGACACTATAAAATCCATACGCAAAATCACTTTCTGTGGCAATGACGGAGATCCCATATATTGCCGTGATCTACTGGCCATCATCCAGTGGATCAAATCTGTGAATCCATCAATGAACTTGGTGCTGATCACCAACGGCAGTTACAAACCCCAGTCATGGTGGCAAGAGTTAGCCGGTGTGTTAAATCATCACGATGAAATAAACTGGAGCATCGATGGTTGGGACCAGGACAGCAATCAACAATATCGTGTCAACTGCGACTGGGGAAGCATCATCAGCGGCATGGATACCTTTAAAACAGCAAACCAATCTACTTACTGTGTCTGGGCTGCCATCGCTTTTCGATTCAACCAAGATCACTTGATCTACATGCAAAGCCTGGCAGAAGAACATGGCATGGATCTTTTCCAGCTGACCAAGAGCACCAAGTTTGGTAGTCATTACCCCGAAGCATATGGATCCCAAGATCCTCTGTGCCCCGAATATCCGGATCTCGTGGCCTCGGGACATAGATTCGAGAGGATGCTGCATCCGATCACAGCACGATCGAGGCCCAGTGATCAGATAAAAACTGTTTTTTGGCAACGGGCACAGACTCTGGAAAAACAAAAACAATACTCTGGTATCTGCTTGATCGGCAACAAAGGCGTGTTTTTAAACAGCCAAGGTGAGTTCTATCCCTGCTGCTGGACCGCCAATCGCTACCAACACAATCAACAATGGCACGAACTGGCACGCACTAAATTCAACCTCCGACAGCGCACTTTTTCGGACATCATCAGTGATGAATTCTGGAAAACTGATTTCTTGCGTTTTGATAGCTTGGAATGCACCACCAAATGCGCTCCTGGCCGCTTAAAAGATTTTGACCATGTCACGGAATGGTAATTAACAATGAATGACATGGCTTTACGAATCCCAAGAAATAGTAGAATTACCCGAAGATTGTGTTGGTTTCGTTTATTTGATAACGAATAAACTCACCGGCAGGATGTATATTGGCAAAAAATTAGCAAAATTCAGCAAAACGACATATAAGACAGTAAAGCTCAAAAACGGCAAAAAGAAGCGCAAAAAAATCAAAAAGCATATAGATTCGGATTGGCAAACATACTATGGATCAAGTTCTGAACTTTCAAATGACGTTCTAGAACTGGGTCCAGAAAATTTCACTAGAGAAATACTTTACTATTGTCGTAGCAAAGCAGAATGCACGTATATCGAAGCCAGAGAGCAGTTTGCAAGATGTGTGTTAGAGTCTGATGACTACTACAATGGGCATATACAATGTAGAATACATGCGTCGCATGTTCGAAAATTTATTGCAAAATAAAGAAAATTAAATTTATTTTAGTGAATGAAAAAAGTTTTTTATATAATCGGAGATAGTTGGTTGGCGCATCACACTGCCCGAGCAACATCGAGCGATTGTGAATTGTTCCGGGATTTTTTTGTTATCAATCATTCAGTACCGGGTGCCAGCAACACTGATATCATCAGGCGCATCAAAGTTGCTACCAAAGATATGGCAGAATTAGAGATAGATCCGATATTTTGCGTTGGGCTATCCGAAGTTGGCCGGGGACTGATTGACGAATTTCGATTAACGAGGCCTTCCTCGAATCTCACTGCTTTTTTAAAATCAATTTTGTTAAAAGAACACGAAATTTTGCGCAACGAACTAGCAAACTATCCACATTATATTTGCACTGCCTGGGTGACAAATCCGTTTGGTACCAAGTCTATAATTGATTTTATAGATTTAGATTTTTCCGGGATCAACGAATGTTATACTGTAGGCAATGGAATTTACCAGTGGGTATCGGACAGAGCCAATATTTTTAAATTGGATAAATTGTCGTTTGTTGATGCTGTTGACAACAAACAATTATTTGAATCTCAATTATTGAAAAATCGCTTTATTAATGAAACATTGCATCTGGATAAAACCACATCTGACGAAGTTTATGAAAAATTTTTCAATCATGTACTAAATTGTTTGACTCATTAAACGCAATAAAACATATTTCTTACATCAAAGGCAAACTAAGCAGTTAAGGCTCGCACAGGCCAATATCGTGTGCCCAGGACCTGGACTCAGTGTCGCAGGGAAGGAAGACCCACCGCCGCAGTGGGCACTCAACCACTACCCGCGAGGATGATGACGTCTCTAAGACCTGACGTTTGGTTGTTGGAAAAGTATTTAAAAGGCAAAATGAGCAGGGAGAACCTGCAGGTCGCAGCATGTGATAGCGTATGTGTTGTGATTGCCGTCGTTGAAGACGTGGCTCGAGGTACCGGACGACCGCCTCTGTAATGCCATAACGCTGTGTGACTATTAGCACTCGGATGATGCTACCGCACTCTTGGCCCGGCAACGGGCTTAGTGTGACCATTGCATCTGGATGATACTGGATAACTCACTTCGTTCGTTAACTGTAAAAACATTGATGAGCGCAGCGAATCAATAGATGTGCGCAGCACATCTCGAATAATCAATTTAAAATTGATCAGGCCAATCACGGAAAAGTGCGTGTTGGATGTTTCCAGCAACAAACTGATTGAAGCTTTTGTGTTTTGTTTCAAGTTCGCCTTCCAATGGAGCAACACGACGAAATGCGTCATCCATCTGAGCCATGTTTTTGAATTCCATAATGATCATCCATTCAGGCATGTCTGGTATGCTGCGGAATCCCATCTTGCAACGAGTGATACGATAACTTTCCATCTTGCCTTCGCTGATCAAGTGATCAAAGAAACTTTTCATTCCGTTGACCCAGTCTAAGTCGCTGATGTCACCTTCTTTGTCTGCCCAGATAGTGTATAAGTCTGCCATTATGTGATAGGTCCTAAGATTTCAAATCCCTCTATCTCTGATTTGTACAGATGTGCCTGCTCGAGGTAGAGATAGCGGAATCCTCGGGCTTTGTATATGGCACACTCTGTTTTCATTGTTTCAATACCCAGTCGCAACTTAGGGTTGTGATAGGTCCAAGCAAACTGGTCACACATGGCGTTTTTGTCATCGTATCTCCGTATGAGACTGAATGCTACTATGTTGCCGCCGTCCCAGTACCCAATAACATCGGCCATGGGATCTCGGAATCTGCTGACGAACAACGGCATCACTGATGAAAATTTTTTGTAGATGCAGTAGGCTCGATAGATTTCCTGGCATCGATCAATCATATAATCGCTCTTGCTGAGATAGTCCCAGCGAACGGATTCTGGGTAGTTGGTCTGGGCGAGATCGACCCTAGCAAACTGATAGTTCATGATCTAGGATCCTCGCGGAATTCAAACAGTCCTGTCAAATAATCCTCTGGCCATCCATCGTAATAGCCTTTGCCGGCGATTAATCTTGCAAATTCGTTGAGCTTGCCAAGCGGTTGTATGAATGCTATGGCCCAGGTGCCCTGGTTCATCGAAATACCTTTAACGATTTCGGGGCTGCCGGGGTGATCAGCCAAGGCAATGATGTCTCTGGGCACTAAGAAGCCCTGATTCACTGCTCGTATCTGCGATTCAAACTTTTCGGCATCTATGTTATTGGGATCATACACATATCCTATGACCATGTAATCTCCCATCTCGGCATGCATGAGATCGGTATAGGGATCCACACGACCTTCTCGGATGTCCAGCTGCCCTTGCAGTCGGGCCTTCCTAGCATGTGGACAAGGCGCCCAGCCGTCGAGGTCAGCATTGGGTTTTTCAACAAATCCAGTGATCCAATTTGTTATATCAATTTTCGCTTGTACGAAGTCCATGGTTTTCTAAAAAAATGGAAGTCCACTTTTTTTCGTTGTTTCAAGATTTTCTTTGACTATCTTGCCAATCATTTCTCTTTCTCGGAATCCCAGATTCATCACTTCGGTGTAAGTGACACCACCGCGCATGTACCACACTAGCTTGAACGATTCGTTCCTTATGCTATCAGCCTCCCGATCCATTTGGTCCACCATGCTGGCTACAGCATCAGCTTCCAAGGTCAGGAGGCGCCCCCGAAAAAACTCGTCATGTCAAGCGTGAAGATCTGCTGATGCTCATGGCTNCAAGNCGGGCACTTGATGGTCAAGGGTTTGATNTCGCTNGNTTGTTTGGTNGCGATGATGTGATCACGTATCAATGCAAACACACGGCGATCGCAATTTTCTAACCATTCGGTGATGTGATNNGNATCAGTGACCATGGCTTGCGGTGTTTTCACAGCAGAGATGCTCTGTGCCAGCGCACGTATGGTCACAGAGGTTATTTTTTTCAATATTTCGCTGAGTTGTGCCATCTTGTCTTCCACTGGACGATCCCCGGTTTCCACGGACAGCAACAGTTTCTGATCTTCAAACTGCGCGAGATTATTGGCATTGATTTGCCGATAATCCATGGGTCGGAAAAATATTTCAATGTCGCCGTCTCTAACGGATTTTTCGTAATCACCAGGTGTGATCTGGTTCAATACACCGCGTAGGTCTAGATCAAAATCACTTTCGTGCTCGCATTTGGGACACTTGGTGTTGATCTCCATGGAATGACCATAGGTAGCGATGCGTATGGCTATCAGCACGGTATCAATATCCATGGCTGGCATGGCCCAAGCATCGATGATGTTAGGCACACAGCTCTGGATCACGGAGATTACTGCCTCACCGTTGAACAGCGCATCTGGTGTGCGATAAGTGATCTCGTCGATGGTGGTCATGGGCAGTACCGGGTATTCGCCGTTGGGCGTGATCTTGATAGCGCCATCGGGATAAAAACGTCCCTGGCTGGGCAATCTTATGAAGATAGCCGGCTGCCGGAAATACTGCATCAATGGGTTGTTGTTCATGGATTTCCTTGCGGTAAATATAGATGCAAGTATTTATAGGCACAGATAATGGATGAACAGCAAATAAAAGCCGTGTTTGAAGAGCTGCAGCGACAGCTAGAAACGTCGGCAGCCGAACAGCGTATCTTAGGACAGACGTCCAAAGGCACAGCAGATGCCATTGACAAGCTGCAAAAACAGTTGCAAAACGCTGGCAAAAGCGCGGTGGATGTGGCCAAACAACTGGATGCAGCCGCCGATGCACAACGCGAAGCCAAGGACGCCAGCAAAGCCTACAAACAAAGCCTGAGCACCGGCGCCAAAGGCGTAGCTCAAAGCGCCACATCGTTGATGGGCTCACTGGCTTCGGGCAGCAGCAGTTTCGCACAGTTTGGTCAGATAACACAACAAGTCACCAACCTCATGGGCAAGTTAGCCAGTGCTTTCCCTGTGCTGGGCAAATATGTTGACGCTGGTATCCAAGCCGCAGGCGCGGCCGGTGCAGCGGTCATCAATCAGCTGGACACCGTGGCCAAGGCCTATACCGATCTTGGCAAAGTTGGTGCCATTGGCGCACAAGGCGTGGATGGCCTGGTCACACAGTTCAAAGAACTGGGTTTGGTCAGCCTTCCGGCGTTCACTGATGCCGTGGTAAAGAATGCCCAGGGCCTAGCGGCTTTGGGTCCCACAACCAGCCAAGGTTCTCGTATGTTGGGTCGGAGCTTGGGACAGCTCACCGATCGCAATGGTGAATATGCAGAACAGATCATAAAACTTGGTTACAGCCTTGATGAAGCAGCAGCCATATCCACACAGTTTGCGGCCACGCAAGCTCTGGCCGGCAACCGCCAGATCAAGACATCACAAGAACTCGCCAAGGCCTCCATGGCCTATCTCAAAGAGATAGATGGCCTAGCCCGTGCCACGGGACGCAGCCGCGAACAGATCATCGAAGAGCGTCAAAAGAATCTACAAAATATAGCGTTCCGCGCCAAAATTGAAGAAATGCGTGCCAGCGGCAATGAGAAACAAATAAAAGCGGCTGCCGAATTAGAAAAAGCAGTTGACTCTTTTGGCGGCCCGGTGGCCGATCTCATACGTGCCAGCGTCACCGGCACACCGTTGACCAAAGAAGCACAGACAGCCACAGCATTGTTAGGCAATTCGGTGCTGGATCTAGTCAACAACATCCAACAAGGCAGCTCGGCCGAAGTAGAACGTTACAAGTTCCTTAAGCAAAGTACCACCAGCTTGCAAGGATTTAATCAAAACTTGCAGTACGGTCTATCTGAAGCTTTGGGATTTGATCCAATCGCATTCCAACTGTTGAATATGGAGAAAACCCTGCGTGAAGGGCGGGATCCTTTCAAGCAGGCGTTTGATGAACAAGGAGACTTGGCCAAAGCTGGCGGCAAGACCACCAAAGAGTTTGCTCAAGCTACAATAGCAGTGGCTGGTGCCAATCGAAACATACAGGCCCTGGCATTTGATGCTATTCCAGCGGCTACCACGGCGGTACAGGCCTTTGCCAACACTATCAATGCCGGCACTAATGCTCTACGCAAGGTCCTAGGTATCTCGGGTCCTAGGGCAGGTCCGGGCGCAGCACCTTCGGCAGCACCTCCTGGTGGTAGCCGAATGGGTGGGGCAGCGGCTCGTAAGAGAGGTGGTGCTGGTGCCGGACCCACTCTGGGTTTAGAAGGATTAAGGATCAAAAGCCCCGAAGCCTATGCTGGCGGAGAAACTGCTCCGTCGATAATTTCTCTAGCGCACAAGATACAACAGGCCCTGGGCGGAGATCTCATGCATTTCTCTGCATTCAACGATACCTACGAACGTGGCCCGAACAGCAAACACAGCAGTGGTCTCGCCATGGATTTCACTGTGAGAGATCCTAGATACAGTGCCGGGGTTGCAGATCTGGTGCGCAACATCATGAGCCAGAACAAGATCAACGGCAAGGTCATTGATGAGTATCTTAACCCCTCCAAATCTGCTACAGGCGGACATATCCACGTGGAATTGGATGGATACCGAACAGGGGGCATAGCATCTGGTCCAAAATCTGGATACAATGCTGTGCTTCACGGAACAGAGGCCGTAGTTCCGCTGCCCGATGGCAAGACCATTCCTGTGGAGATGTCTGGCATGCAAGGCAACCTGGATCGCCAGCTGGGTATCATGGGACAGCAACTCAGCAAAATGGACGAATTGATATCAGCCATGCGCGAACAGACATCTATAAGCCAGCGCATTCTGCAAGTAAGCCAAGCCTAGCGGTAAATATACCACTAGTCAAGGAAGCATATGTCTTGGAAAAAGTTCTTTAAAGTTGCTGACACCAGCGGTCAACTCAGTCCCCTTTCGGGTAAAACCGCAGCAGGACTGCCCGGATATGGTCGCAATGATGGTCGCGATCCCATGGCAGGACATGCCGAAATGGCCTATCGCAACTACGCCAGCCGACTTCCTGAAGTCTATACCGGCCATCCCAATCGCATCGAACGCTACAATCAGTACGAAAACATGGACATGGATTCGGAAATCAATGCCTGCTTGGACATCCTAGCAGAATTCAGCACACAGCAAGACGTCCAAACTAACATACCTTTTGAAGTCAAATACAACGACAAACCCACNGATCATGAAGTAGAGATCATCAAGAAACAGCTACAGCAGTGGGTCAAGCTCAACAAACTAGATCAGCGTATCTTCCGTATCTTCCGCAACACCATCAAGTATGGTGATCAGGTTTTTGTCCGAGACCCTGAGACCTTTGAGATGTATTGGGTNGACATGACCAAGGTCGCTCGCGTGATCGTCAATGAGAGCGAAGGCAAGCGCCCTGAACAATACGTGATCCGTGATATCAATCCCAANTTCCAGAATCTCAGTGTAGCAGTCAAGACTACTTCGGATTACCAAGCCAATCCTCCCAGTTCGGCCTATGTNCCACCTTACAACTACACCGTGCCCAACTCGGCTGGTGGTGCTGGCGGATCGGGTATGAGCCGTTTTTCGGCAGCCATGAACGAGACAGTGATAGATGCCAAACACGTGGTGCATCTCAGCTTGAGTGAAGGTCTGGACTTCTACTGGCCGTTTGGAATGAGCGTGCTGGAAACTATTTTCAAGGTGTTCAAGCAGAAAGAGCTGTTGGAAGATGCTGTGCTGATCTATCGTGTAGCTCGTGCACCAGAGCGTCGCATGTTCAAGATTGACGTGGGCAACATGCCCAGCCATATGGCCATGCAGTTTGTTGAGCGGGTCAAAAACGAGATCCATCAGCGTCGTATCCCCAGCCATACTGGTGGCAATGATGGGCGCCACATCATGGATTCTAGCTATAATCCCCTGTCGATCAACGAGGACTACTTCTTCCCCCAGACTGCAGATGGTCGTGGAAGCAGCGTAGAAGTCTTGCCCGGTGGCTCAAATCTTGGCGAGATTGACGATCTCAAGTATTTCAACAACAAAATGTGCCGTGGTCTACGTGTTCCTAGCAGTTATTTGCCCACAGGACCCGATGACAGCGATCGCACTGTCAACGATGGGCGTGTGGGCACTGCGCTGATACAAGAATATCGTTTCAATCAATATTGCGAGCGCCTGCAGCGCCTGATCATCCAAAAGCTAGACGATGAGTTCAAGATGTTCATGCGCTGGCGCGGATTCAACATCGATTCTGGACTGTTTTCAATCACCTTTAATCCTCCGCAAAACTTTGCCAGCTATCGCGAAGCCGAATTAGATACCAGCAGAGTCAATACATTCCAGGCTCTGGATACTGTACCTTACATGAGCAAGAGATTCCTGCTGAAACGCTATCTTGGATTGACCGAAGAAGAAATCCAGGAAAACTCCGAACTCTGGCACGAGGAGCGCGGCAAACCTGAAGCTGCTCCTGCTACGGGACAAGATCTGCGTTCAGTGGGTGTGAGCCCCGCTGACCTTGAAGCAGACATCACCGCTGGCGAGGAGTTTGCGGAACCCGGTGCTGTACCTGGTGCAGAACCGGGCGGAGTACCTGGGCAGCAATCTGCTGCAGGCGCAGGAGCACCCCCGATCGCACCAGCTGGCGGCGTCACCGGTCTCGCATAAATATCCATATGCTGCTATTTGAACTCTATCAACGCGAACCCGAAGCTTACCAGGATGTTGCCCAAGACAACAGCCAACCACGCCTGGGACAGCTTCGCAAAACCAAACTCACCTTGCGACAGCTCAATAAACTGCGCCAGATGAATGACGTGCGGGCCTATGAATTCCGAGAGCGCATCAAAAAGGTGCAACAACAATATGCACCACCTGCCCAACCAATGATGTAAAATCCCCAGAGATTTGTAAAAATCTCGTCATAATTCCCAATAATCCTCCTTAAAACCCGGTGTTTTTGCCGTTCTGTGTAAATATTTTACAGAGCCATTACTTTGGAGGGTCTCATGAATAAATTTGAACAACTGATCGAGTTTGTGAT